GGATGTCTCCCCGCCGGTCACCCCGCTGCTTTCCTTGTTCCGTGATCTCCCGCGAAGTCGCTAAATCCCACGTGCCGCAGAAAAAAGAGTCGCCGATATTATAGGCGTAGCCGCAGTGAGTTCCTAAATCCAAAGCTAAAAAATTCATATAGGGTTGAGTCGGGCAAATGGACCGTGCAATCGAATCGCCGCTTCGTTATACGCGCGGGCCGCAGCACGCCGACTAGAAAAATACCCAAGAAAAACGGACTTATACCTAGCCATAATGCGGGCAATCCATTTTTCACAATTCTTATTCCAAGAAACGCCCTTAAACCCAGACGTATTTGTGCTACGCCGTCGTTGATTTTGAACATTTTGATAAACTCGACAGCGCCGCAGGTTTCGTCTACGATTGTTCAATCCGTTCCCATCACGGTGGTCGATAACCGTTCCAGGCTGGAGCCCGAGTATTTGGACATGCATGTCCATCTGTTTTGTTTTACCCCGCCGCTTCGCGTATACCGTTCTTTGAGGTTTCACATGCGCGCACCAATTGAATTTACGTAGCTGCGCATAGTCTCGATCATCAACTGTGGCAAAATATCCCTGCGTCAAAGGAATCATCTTCACTTAAACAGTTCCTCCTTTTCGGGCAAGTGCCATACGTATTTTTCGCATGGCGCGAACGTGCGCGTTTTGGATCGCAGAGCGGCTCACTCCAAGCCGCACACCGATTTCTTCGAAATTAAAATGGCCGAAGTAGCAGAGTTCAATCACCATTCTTTCGTGCTCGCTCAGTTCGGAGCGTAGCACCGGTCGTAATTCCTCTAACTGCTCGTGAAGGTGGATCAGGTCGAACTCGGGATCGACGGGGTTCAGTTCTTCCCATTTGTTATTGGAATCGCGATACTCGTTCTGGACACCGTCCTGATCGTAGTTATCCATCATCGCCGCGGTGGATCGCGCCGGCACATCGAGCGACTCGTGCTTTGCATGCTTGACCACATCTTTCGACTTCCACTCACGGCTGAGTGCACCGCGGACATACGGCTTCGCGTAAGCGAAAAAACGAATGCCCACTTTCGTGCCCGGCTTGTAGTTCCTCGACGCGTGCTCCAGGGCACGGTATACCGCACTAAACACCTCGTCCTCTGGCAGCATGCCCCGGCACACGTGCCGAGCGTAGAAAAAACCCTCGCGCATGTTGTGTAGCACGAGGGTATCGAGTTTGCCGGACCGCGATAGCCGATCCTCTGCCTCGGGTGTTAGTTTTTCCTCGGGTATTCCGCGTAAAATAGTGGATTCCTTAAGCTGGTGAGTATTTTTTTTCATTTGGAGAAAATGTTGACGACTGGCGACGCGGGGGGAGTGGGCGGCGCCGCGACCGGGGTGGTGATTTCCGGTCCAAACCGTAAAAATTTCCAGATCCTCGTCTTCAGCGGGCCGTCCTCCGTGGTGCAATGGAGTAGATCCTCCCGTTGAATCATTTCCAGATAACGCGTCGTTTGCTCCAGGCGGAGGGCACGAACGACGGACTCATTCAGCGGATTCATGTGTAGCATCCGGATAAGTTGCGTCGTGGTTCCGCGCCAGAAATTTTCCTCCGGGTTCTGCGCAAAGTGGTCCGTGAGTGCTTCGACCAACAGTTCCTTGAACGGGGCAACCTTGCTGCTTTGATATGCTTGGTTCAGCAACGTCGGCTCGTGGAACGACTTGTAGCCATATCGAATATCACGAACCACAGAGTCCGGCGGAGTCCAGTCCAGCAACCACCGCAGAAAATGCGGTAGCTCCGCGTCAATGATTTTCGGCAATTCAATTCTGGACGGGAATACAATCCGCGACTCAGTCCCGCAACGAAAAACGCAAGTCTTATCCGCGGAGGTGTTATCGAGCGACCCGAGCGCCCGGCTGGAAAGATGGTCAAGGTTCGTGGTGCAGATTGCCCGGCCGGACCACTGCGTCATGCAGTTTACCTCAAATTTTTTCTTGTGCTTGAACTCCTGGTTCGCGGCGATTTTCTTCAGCATCGCCTGAAACTTGGCGTGGGCGGCACTGCTGTCCCCCATGGTTTCATCGTCGATGCACCATAGCCCGACTTCATACATTTCCGAATCGAAATCGCTCTGCCCGGTCATGTGATCGGAAGCATCCATAAACCCGCCGACGGACTTCCCGACGATGTGCCGGCTCGTGAGCGTTTTTCCAACCGCGGCGCCGCCCATCAAGAACACGTTCTGGCCGGGTGCCGGCATCAGATTCAGCGCGGAGGTATAGTAGTATTTATACCACGCCAAAAAATGCGGTAGCTGTGACGGTGGGTCGAAAAGGTTATCAAATAGCAGCGCGAGGAACGGAAACGTAACGCCCCACTCGGTTTTTTCCCCTACGGGCTTGATAACCCGGCTGAGGTAGGTATTGAGGACGCGCTTGCCGTTGAAATCAAGCAGTCCGTGCGGCCGGAATACGAAGGGCGCCGCGCCGTGGATGGTGCCGACGGACCAAATATGGTTCAGCGCTAAGTCGATCATCGACACCCCGGACTTATCCGGCCGGGTGGATAATCGGCAATTCACTTTGAAAAAATTATTCAACTCGGCCATGTCGCATGATAAATATTGCTCCTGCTTCCGCCGCCAGAAGTGTTTCCCGTCCCAGAAAATATCGGCGGTCGCCTTCGCAATCGCACTGTCAGTAAATTTTTTGATGGCATCAGAGCCGATGATGTCGCTCCAGGGATAAAACGGTTTGTCTGCGTGGTCCGAGAAAGTAAACATTCCATCCTTCTTGACGATAGCAGAGAGTGCAGATGTGCTGCCGGGCACCCAGAACGACGGACCCTGCGTGTCGACCGCGAACTCCCCAGGCCACGTAAACCCGGGGAACTTTTCCTTGATGACGGACTCTACTAGATCAAGGGGGATCTCCGGACCATCGGCGCCGACGAATCGAAAGTTCTTTCCGCACCCCACAATGAATGCCTGAAGTGATTCCTCAGACAGCGGAGCGTGTCCGGTAGCCTCCCAAACTGCCCCATTGCAGAGCAGTCTGGCAGGATCGGTAAACGCCCCGCGATCTAGCCCGGGAAGTAAATCGAGCCGCAGAAATTCAATCGCCGACTCCAGAATGAACCGGCAAAATCCATCGCCATCTACAGATACTGCGCGCGGGAAAATCCAAACGAGCCGTGTGTTGCCGCCCAGGCTCGTCTCTATCCACTGGGGTTTCACGGGCATGCTGGCGACGCCCTCCCGCACCCGTTCAATCGGCATCTTGATATCGTAATCCGCCGCAAAGCCCACCATTATGCGCGCCGGATTATCCTTCCCGGTCCGCTGGTTCGGATTTGAGGGCTCTATCGAAGTGTAAAAGTTCCATCGCGTCGATTCTGTCTGATACCATTCCTGGCGCGACTGTTTGTCCGCTCTGATTTGGGCGGTTGGGAAGTGCTCAGCAGCCGGTTTGAAATTCCACGGTTCGTCGGGCAGAAGTGACCGCGTGACTAGGTTCGTCGCTGCAAAAAACTTCATGACTTGGCTCATTTAGTGTAACACAGAACCTCTTTGGCGTCCACCGAAATCGGGCACCCAGACAACCAATCCGGAGTCACCGTCATGTGCTGTTTAAACTCCGTAACACTTCGGTCCGGCGTTACTTCGGCTATCGCTTCGTCATATACGCCAAACAACGAGGACAACTCATTAGCTTCAAGCCTCAGCACGCCATCATAGTGCACGTCGCGCGCACACGCCTGAGTGATGTTTTCGAAAAGTTTGCTACCATACGTGATTACGCGTTTACCACCAATACAAACGGTCCAGACCGTTCGACGACGAGGTTTTTTTGTTTTCGGGTCGGGCTCTATCCGCACATCGGCCCGAACTTTTTCGTATCGAAGCACTCGCCCCGAAGGTAACCGTAATACCAAATCCGTGCCCACCGACCGATGCAGAGCGTCGTCCAGGCGGGTCCACATCGCGGTGATTTTCGGATTGCTCGCCCGATAATCGGCAACAACCTTTTTTGCGTTTTGCCCATAACCCAATTCCCGTTTCGTTTCACCCGTCATCGGATTTACAACCACGTCGACCCCCTCTGGGTCGTTTTCTGTCAAGTCGATACCGGCAACGTTTTTCGCCATGACAATCAATTTTTCAAAACCCGCTCCGTATCCCAAACTGAGCAACCGCGCTTTCGCCAGAGCATAAAGTTTCGGATCTTCCTCTTTTAAATCTCCGCCCGTCCATCCCATCGTCGTCATCGCGTGCGCTTGGTAAGGAGAAAAACCTTTTCTGACGAGTTCCAAAAACGCCGAGTCGCCTGCGAGCCATGCGGCGACACGCGGTTCGATTTGGGACAAGTCCGCTGTCACCATCTTAAAACCGGGCCGCGGAATGATCAAATTACGAAAATCGATTCCATACTTTACCCATTCTGGCCACACTCCCTGTTTTGCTTTGAACTTATGTGCCGCGTCGATTTTCACATCATCATTTTCCATCAGCCCGTCATGGCGACACAGCACCGCTTGTTTTCGCTGATTGAAAAGGTTCACCTTGGACTCACCCGAGATCCGGCCGGTATGCGTCCCGCAGTAGCGTTGTCCGAAAGGCATCGTGCCGTCGTCACGTAAGCGCTCTTTGACCGTCAGAAATGTTTTATAGAGTTTATTAATCGACCGCCACGAGGACACGGCATATATCCAGTCATGCTTAGGGGCATAAGTGGATTCCCATTCTTCATAGTCCTCGGGATTCTCCGACTTCACCGGGGGCGCCGGGATACCGGACTTTCGACAGCACTCGGCAATGCATTTTGTAGACGTAGGTTTAGAATTGAACTCGTCCCATTCATCGTCGTCTGCGTCGCGTATCCAGGGGATAGCGTTTTCCGTTCGAAGCCGCATATCATGGGTTTGCAGAATGTATCGGTCGAGCAGTTCGCAATCGATCTGCACGCCACGTCGCCCTTGGTCGATTAAGAGTTTTGAGAGTCGCCGTTCTGAGTCCGGCCACTGTGCCGAGTAGTCATTCCAAATTTTCCAACACCAAAAAGCGTCGCCACGGGCGTATTCCAACATTGCGCTCTGCTCGGCTTCCGAAAAATCTTGGGGCCAATGCTTCCCGTTTGCATCGGCACGGACGGTCTTGTTGAGTTTTACATTGAACAAATGCTCAACCGCCATGTCGAGAGATCGCCGATTACAAAGATACGCGCTGAGGTTCGCCGTGCAGTGCCACGCAGCATACTTTATTTGCGGAGCCTGCCCCCGACGAACCATTTCTTCGTAGCATGTCATATCCCACGCCGCATTGTGACTTACGAGAATTTTCCCATCCAGGGCGTCCCAATTCAACTCCCGTGGGTGCCCAGACCAGCAGGTGCCGCCGTCTGATACGGACACCATATAACAATCAAACAGGTTAGACCGACAAAACTGTTCCGCGATTTGAAGCTTTAAAGTATATTTTAATTTCGAGGAATAATATACTTCGCTATCAAATCCAATAACGTTGCTCATATTGGGAAATTAAGTCGGGCGAACTGGCCAAAAAGACTTCGAGCCGCGGTATCATACGCGAGGGCTGCTGCAATTTCCGAAGAAAAATAACCTAGGTATCGACGTGGAGTTTTTGCGCGAACGGAAACTGAACCTCCAATATACGCTATCCAGGGATTTGTTTTATTAACTTTTGGCACATAACACACCCCTTTATATTGACTCGTCGTTCGTCGTTTCTGTTTTCTGGTATTAAACGAATTCTGTTGCGAAGTCGCCAGTCGTAGATTACCCCGACGACAGTCTAAAGTATCACCGTTCCAATGGTCCACTTCTTCTCCCCGCTTTGCGCTCAAAATGCACCGGTGTAAAAGTAACAGCTTTCCCTCGGCGCGCCGGGATGCGTAGTAAGTAACATTGCCTTTATATCGAACGGGTTGAGAACACCAGTTGTAATGCTTCGCCCATTCAAAATCCTCCGGGTCGACTTGGGCAACCTGACCTTTGGTAAGCGGTATATAAGGCATGCAACGTGGTGGCTCATTACGCCGGCCACCTCGGCGAAGCAAATCCCTATCCGCGGGTTCGCTCAATTGCGGCTAGTCGAGCCCGTTGTTCGGCGGCTAATCGCGTATTGATAGCCTCCAAATCCCGTTCGATAGCGTTTACGTGTGCCTTGATAGCGCCGTGCAGGGCGCGTCGGCCCCAGTAGTGCAACACGCAGTAGGCCAAATAGGCAAGAATAATTGCTGACCAACTTGCTCCCCAGTAAATCAAAAAAGTTTCCATTGGTTAGGTATTGACAACTACGCCCGGGATTCGTTCAATTTTTCCCGCCAATTTTTTCCCAGCCGGCGGAGTATATCGCACTCTGAGTTTGCGGAGATTGCCGTCACGGAGACCGCGGCCGGCGCCGTAAACTCCACCGGTTTCTCAGAGAACCGCGGCGTAAATTTTCTCGTTTCCATCCGTGCTGTCACCGGACGAATCCGCGCGCACGACGCATTCACCTGGATAACGACCTGCTCGGCCCCGTCGTGAAACACAACATCACCTTCGCGCAGCCGAGTGTTCTCGTGAAGCGTGACCCGGAACGAAAAGGGTGTAACGGGTTTCGCGATGGGTGCCGGGGCAATCGGCGGCGGGGTCCAGCCGCACTTGAGACACGAGTTGCTATCGATGAACTTATGGTCGCAGCCCTTTTTTAATTTACCGCGTTTCATTCCTCGCCTCCTCGTAGAGTTTTTTGATCCTGGGAAAATCTTCCTGAAAGGCATCCCGCTCGTAAGCAGTCATTGAGGCGTATTGGTAAATCTCAATCGCCTTCCCGAGCGCCTCGACAAGTTGTTCATATGTTGGTTTCACTCGTCACCTCCGTCGTCAGAGTCCAGTTCGTCCGGGATCTCGAATCCCATGGACTTTTTGTTGCACGGGCAGATCGGCGCGCCGGACTCTTCCAGCCACTTTCGCGAAGTGCGAACTGTATAGCCGCAGTCGCCGCATTCACACTTCACCATCCTCGTGGTTTGCTTCTTCACGGGCGACTTGAACAAGTCGAGTCGCGCGTGCGGATACTCTCCCAAATCTTTGGCCCAATCCGAGATTTTCTTAGTCAACTCGGGTCCGGCCGTCGTCGAAGTCAGTTTGCCCGCTAACCCCACCGCGCGTGCACACTTGCCGAAAACCTTGTTGTGTCCTTCCTTGTTGCCGACGACGGCGTGCACTACTTCGTGGACCAGCGTCGCGAGCACTCCCGTGTCGGAGGCTGCTTCGTCGAGATACGGCGAAATGAAAATCTGCGGTTTCTTGTCCGTGCTGGATTCCTTGGACCAGCACTCGCCGAGGCACCGTTTCTTCCTCGACAGCGCTCGACTGCTTGGCCAGCCGCACGTTACGCGCAAAGCCGGAATGACGTATTCATGGGACTTGAACAGTAGGCGCATCGCGTCGACCGCGGCGACCAACCATTCTTCTCGTGTTTCGTATTTTGCTTTATTCGATTTACTCATAGTTTGGCGCACCGGATTTCCATCGCCACTACTCGCTTTTTAAGTCCCTTTCGGGGACCGCTCGCGGCATTCATGCTACTTTCCGGCACGTCCAACAGTATACCACGTTTAAACGCCCTGTCAAATTCTATTTACAGTCCCGGGTTGCACAGAACCGCTCCAATCCATTCCACGGATCACGACAAAGTCGATTGTGACAATCCGGGCATCGACCCAGCACATAGATCCAAATGTATCGAATGAATTTTTTCATAAGCTTGGCGGGCGTTGCAGCCGGCTAATTACCTCCGGACAATGCAACACCCGCCGTTCGGGAGGGGTGATTAATTACCAACCAGGATGGACTTGGCGAATTCGAGAAACGCCGGACTCGACTTCTGGTGCGGCAAGCACACCGGAACCGCATACGAGTTGCCTTCGCGGGTCTCTACCCGGGTCGACACGTTGTAGCTGTAGGACGGATAACCGCCGAGTCGCAAACAGCCGTTCTGACGATGGGTGAAGAACACCCGCTTGGCCGCGGCCGTGTAGGAACTCCCTTTCAGGCTCCAAAGTCCCAGGGCGTATTTCTTGCCGTCGACAGCATACACGAAAATCGTGTCGTCGTCGGCAATCGTCTCCGGGCGTTCGACAACGACGACCGCTTCCGCTAAGTATTCAAACCGCTTCATGCCAGAAGACGCTTTGAGTTTCCACTCGTTGTAGTCGAGTGTGCCACCGGCCGCGCGCACGAGATCCTCGGTCGCGACGATCATGCCCGGAGCGCCGCCGGAGACCTTTTCTGCGTAACGAGTCGGTCGAAAACCGAGCACGGTGACGATTGCAGGCTTGGTGCCAGCGCGCTTAACGTTGCCGGTCTGTTTGTCGATATCCGGCATTGTATACAACACCGAGCCACCGCCGGACGCTGCGTCGAACACGAGACTGCCGAACGGGAACCGGTCCTTGAGTTGTCCGGAACCCTGCACGATGTTGATTCGCGGAAGGATGATTTCCGAGAAACTCGGCAGCTTGTCGCCGAGTTGCAACCCATTTGGCGCGAGTTGCTGGCCCGGCACAACCGGATCAGAATGCGTTTGGTGGGTGGGCTGTTCACCGCCGACACCAGTTGTGCTGGTGATGGGCTGTTCGATTACTGGCGCCGGAGTGGCGCCACCTTTAGACGAGAAGTCGACTTCCATATTTTTTACTTTATTCTGTTTTGTTTGTTTTTGTTGATGTTGATGTTGCTTTGAGAAAGCTATACGAGTGCCCACGCTCGACGGCACCCTGGTCTTCGAGTTTCTGTTTAAACTCATCGACGGTGGCGGTTTTCTGCCCGCGCGGCGCTTTTTCTGAAATCTTTTTCTCCACAGAACCGAATGTTACAGAAAGCGTAGCATCGTATTCTTGTTTAGTCAAGTAGCCGAGTGCGATATCTTCATACTTTTTCGGATCTTTGATTTCACGCTCTGACCTTGACTCTATGCGAAAACCCTCCGGTGGTTGCGCGTCGCCGCGGATCACGCGATCCGTAATAACGGTTCGGTAAGACTTCGCCCAGACCGCGACGACTTGGGACAGCCGAAGTCCGAGAGTGGTATTCTCCGGCGAGTGAATCCTCGACGGGGTGATATCCTCCGGGATCTCCAGTGGGAAAAACTTGGAACCGACCCTGCAGGCAAACTCCGCGACCTTCGGACAAAGCCCGATGTTGTCGCAAAAGTTACAAGCCGGCACCATCGGCCGCGCTTTGCTCCAGTCGTTGAGTTTCATCAACCGCCGGGCTTCGCGCGCCTCCGCGACGACGACCTGGACCCGCAGATACAACTGCGGAATCTGCTCCCGGGTGAAAGTCGCTTCCTGGATGCTGTGAATCAGGGGTTGCTTAAAAAAGAATTTCACTTCCCGCAACGTTGGATATGCACGAAAAATTCCCAGGGCATACGCGATGCCCTGCAAATTATTGGACGCCTGCTCAATGGGCCACAGGCCGAACTTATAGTCAATCAACTCCGCCCTCGTTCTATCCCCCGAAATGATTCCGTGGTCCACGTATCCCGCCGTAGTCGCTTCAATGCCGTCCTCAAATTTCAAGTCGTCAATCGGAAGATATGCTTCCGTTAATTCGAGAATGGGCAATCCCTTACTCTCTTCGACCATCAGGTATTTTCGGCGCTCGAAAAAGTCCGCGCATTCTGCGACTGCCGCGGCGTCATCGTCGTCGAGTCGATTGTCATCCTGGCGAGTCTCAACGGACTTGTGGGCAATCGTCCCGATAATCGTCCGGACGTGATCGCTCGACCGAGACTGATAACAAGGACATGCCTCCAGGGATTGAAGGCTCGACGGAGAGTAGGGATGATGGACTCGTTCTTCGCTCATATGCGACTATTCAATCAGTGCCCGCTCCCCGATATTGCCGTTAATTTTCTTTTTATCATAATATTCATTGCTCCCGGGCGTTCGGCACATTTTAAGCTTGGGGAATAAAATCGGCGTCGTTTAAACAATCGAGATTGGCAAGCTTTTGATCTAAAGTCCTTTTAATTTTCTCTTCGACGGTTTTTGCGGCGAGCACTACTCGATAAGAGCAGTTCGACTTGGAGTCCTCGCGCGGGAACCGGCCCGTGACCTGACGAAAAGTCGACGCAGAAAACCCTGGGAACACAAGTCCGACCCGCGGGTGTTGCCCGGTCCTGTCCGGAAGGGATACTGCGACGCCGCCCGCCTCACTGTTAATGAGTATCAGCCGGGATTCGTGCGAGTTGAATCGGTCGATGTTGCGCTGGCGATGTCGAATACCCGAAGGGGAGCCGTCGATGATGCAATCGGTTTTGAGCCGCGCTTGAAGCTCCCGCATGGTCTGCACAAAGTTGACGAAAATCCCGATAGAAAAGCCCTTGTCGATGTAGTCGCGCGCGAGTTCGACGGCAATCGGCACCTTGAGCAACTCAATCCGTTGCCGCGCGCGCAGAATTTTCGTAAGCGGGTGCTCGGCAGAAACCTCGTCGGCCGTGCGCTCGTCGAGTTCAGCGATTGCGTCCGCCATTTCGTCGTATAGCCGGTCGATGGTGCCATTTTCATCCAGGTCGTATAGCTCCGCAGTGATGTCGCACTTCGGGAAGCCGGGGATCTCGGCCGTCGTAACGCGCACGCCCCGCTCAGAGAGAAAAGAGTCACGGATCTGCGCCATGACAGAAAGTTGCTGCTCGCGACCGGCCATCCACTTGAAACCATGAAACCGCACATCTCGCCGGCAGCCATACTGAGCCGCCCAGCGATAAAAATTCGGTCGCGCGCGATATTTTAGTTGAGCATACCCTACGGCTGAACTACCGAGCAAGTCGTGTTTATCATTGTGGAGATCCAAGTTGTAGCCAAATGCACGCATGCCGAGCGGATTACACGCGGCGGTAGCAGAGATCCCAAGCATCTTTATGTTCTGGCGTTTGGCGGCAATCATCATTTCTGCGTTAAGACTGTCAAGCCCACCGCAGCGCTGCATTTCGTCGAAAATAACAAACCGAACGCCCGGGTGAAAGTTAAACTTGCCGTAGTTCCAGGACTTCCGTTTCGTCTCGACGCAATGGATGCCGAGGTGATGGGTATAGCACGGCTGGATTTTTGTAAGGTCTACTTTTAGTTGGCAGCACTGACACTTAAAATATTCAATCAACTCAGCCACATTAGCAGGCGGAGGGTTATCCCACCAACCAAACGGCGTATGCCCAGTCCGGAGTTTTTCGTAGCCGAGGACCGAGAATGTCTCATCGAAGTGCGATGCGGCGCGCTCCCATGCGGTGACGGCAACCTTCGGCACCACGACGAGAGTCGGCAACTGAAGAATTGTAGCCACCGCGGCGCCGACGAAGGTCTTGCCGGTGCCCATGTCCGAGAGATCGACAGCCGATTGGTATCGATCCAGGATTGCCACCAGCCGATTTACCGGCGCGATCTGGTGCGGACGAAGGAGTTCAACTATCCCGGTCGACATCACACGCTTTATGGTCGAGCCACCATTTCTGAAGCTCGGATTTTTTAATGCCCGCGCGCTGCCAGTCGACGACATGGAGGACGTAGTTCAGTGAGCCGCTCGCTTCGAGCGCCCGCAGTATTCCACACAGCGCAGCGCTGGGAATCGGGTCTTCTGTGTGACTGTCTGGACCCGTCATGGACCAGGGTGCCCTCCGCCACTTTGCGCACTCTCTGTTCGAGAATCATTTCCACTTAATGTAACTGCGCACCGCCATCGCGCCAAAAATACTGCACATAGACACGAGCGCCCAATCATGTCGAACACTCGCAGTAACTATCCATGCCAATTCTCCGACAATCGAAAGCAGAAAGGCCGGACGCCATTTGTTACCGATGCCGTAGAGCCCAGCGATCAAGCAGGCATTTCCAATCCAACTCAGTATCGTTATCGTTATCATAATCTCACTCGTCTCCAGTTGTCGTTCCAGAGTATCTTGGCGAAGATCCCGGCGGCTTCAATGACACGCGCCTCGGACCAGTCCTCATTCACGTGATGAAGTAGCTCGTGACAAATAGTGTCGAGCCGAGTCTGCTCGCGTTGGCGCGGGTCGATCTCTATCCGGCCATCCGAATAGTGTTGGCCGAAGCAATACCGGGAGTGCCCCTTGCGATCCCGCTCACGCCCCAGTTTTCGCTCGACGAGCTTCGCGGAGTTGAACCGCTTTAGCTTTAATTTCCGACTGAACTTCAATGACGGTCTCATGGTATTTCCAAACAGCGACGGAGTTGATACTCGTAAAAACCGGAATGCGGTGCTCAATGGCGAAAAGGACTTCTTCGATTGTGCCAGAGGAATTTTCCCAGCCGTCGGCGAGCAACACCGCGTCGGAGCGTGCCAACAGCACGAGATAACCGGCCAACCACAGGCTATCGTCTGCGGCGCCGCCAAAAAACGCTGTGTTCTTATGTGGGCAAAGCGCAATCTCGCCGAGTCGCCAGACCGCCAGTGCGGCTTCTTCTGCCGCGCGGATGTTGAGGTTCACGCCCCATTCGTTTGCCGCCCGATACGGTCCGGCGATGTAAACTACTTTGGTGGGTTGCTTAGCCATGAGAATACCTTTCGTTCATACCAGTTATGCCATTGGTTCTTCGACAGCGGGTTCGGGAGAGCGAGATGTTCCGGCGCATTCGCGAGATACTCTCGGATTTCGCTGGACATCGTCGCCCTCAATAGATACCACCAGCGCGGTTCAAAAGCAATAGACAATTTGTCTGCCATGAAAAGTTCGCTGACCGGTCTGCCTGCGCGCTTCGCGTAAAACCGAGAGTGAAACAGTGTAAACTTGATATACAACTCTCGAAAAAACTCCGCGTTGTCTTCGTCGTGGCCGCGCCATCGCGCGTAGTGATACATAATCCTGCCGGCGAGTTTCGCGCCGAGTTCTGGATGGCGTTGACCAATGTCGCCGTCCATGTTTGGACAACCCCAGTAGCCCAAGTCGTGACAGAAAATGCAAACCCATTCCGGGAAATTCGGCCAACGTCCGTGGAGAAATCTCCAGGCTCTCGCGACCGTCCAGGGGTGCCACAAGAACTGGTGGACGCCGAAGAGTAATGATTTAGTGCCAACGTTCATGGTTTTAAATCACAAACCTTCATGAACGCGATGCGTTGCGGACTTCCACAGTGGATTTACTTTCCATTTATTCTGCCGAGGCATAGTTATCCGGCACTTCGGAGACCGCGGCTTCCTGCAAAAAGTTCTGCAGAGTATACAGCCGGTTCGACGGCGATTGCACCGTGCTGTCGTTCCAGATTGCTTTCAACATCGGCCCGGACTTTTGCGCGGAGATCTGCTTGATGACACTCTGGTCGAGTGCATGCGCGAGTTTCTCGGACATATCCAGAACCGCTGGCGATTTTTCCGTCAGCCCGGCCTTCGCAATCCTCTCCGCCCAGGTCTTCGAACTGCACATCACGTGATAGTGTTCAAACCCGGCTTGTTTTAGCGGGGTGAATTCATGCTCGAATCGCGCATTCACGATGGCGATGCGCTGGCCAGGGTGCGCCGCCATGAATTCGTCGATGCGCCGGAGCGCAGCCCGGACCCAGATCTCTTTATCCTTGCCGAAACTTTCCCAGTCGACCTGGAGGTGCGCCGGAAAAACTCCGGCGGCACCGAGCGAGCGAATCATCGTGATAAATGCCGCCCTCGCCGGCGTGAGTTGATATTTTTCATTGACGGCACCCCACCCCCACTGGCCAACCGTTTGCAGAAACTGGCGCGCGCCGGGGATATCTTTCTGCTTCGGGTCAGTCACCGCATGCGTGCCGAAAAAATGGTCCTGCAGGGCATACAACGGCTCGGCGAAACCGAAAATTTTCGCATTGAGGGCGGCGGCGACATAGTCCTTGCCCGACTTGATCCGGCCGGTGAAGGCGAACTTGAGACCGGTGATCTTGCGCCGAGGCGCGGGCGCCGGTGTGGTGACTTTAGGTGCACGTGAAGCCGCGACCGCGGGGTCCGCCGGTAACTGCGTCGCCCCAGAGCCGTCTTCATCGTCCCCAGGTTTCGGGACTGCGGCGCCGGTAATGGCTGGGTTGTTGAGGATGCCCATCAAGGCGTTAAGAGCGCCCACGTCGTTGCCCATAGCGGACTTGTCGAGGGGTCGTTTCAGAGATCTGTCGTTGAGTTCGTTCATAATAGGCTTGGGAGATTTTGGTTTGCAACGCGTCGCTCGGTTGTTCCATTTCAACAATCGACCAAAACGCCGCAATCCATTCAGTATGTTCACGTGTCACAAATTCACTTCGCCAGTTCGGCGATTCGCCGGGCCGCAGTCGACTGCCAGCGGCGCCGAGTTTTCTTGCTCGCATCGGCATAGCTCGTCGACTCTTGGAGAAGCGCCTCAATCTCTTTTCATACTAGCTTCGGGGTTTAAGAATGACGCGTGTGCCGTCGTCGGAACGCAGGCACTGGTCTGAGTATTCCAGGTTTGGTTTCACGGTGATATGCGTGCTGCCGCCCCCTCCGCATGCTCCAATGCCGCTGGTTGGCCATATCTCGATTTCAACAGAGCCATGCGGCGTGGAGATTTCCAATTTCGCGGGCGAGTTATCGAATTTAATTTTCATTGTTTAAACAATTCAGAATTTTTATCACTACCGCGGTCACGAACCATACTGCGACCGAGGCTGCGCTGAGTATAATGATTTGTAACACGAGACGGACCATATGTCAAGATGGTTAATGAAAAATTACCGCGCGTGCGAGGACAATGATAACCGCGACCACAAGCACCACGCCGAGCCAAAACTGCATTACGAATTCTTCGCGGGGATCGTTCATAGGCCACTGGTAGAATCCCAAAGTTCTCTGATTATCAGAGACGCCACAAACGCCCACCAGACGGCCGTGACGGCAAGGGCCACGTCGACGCGGTGAGAAAAACCATATGCGATGGTGCCAGGGGCTGCCAGCGCTCCGGCGTAAACCAAAACTACCGCAAAAACAAAAAGAGTATTTTGGAACAGCCGGGCGAGCGTGACCAATGCGCGTTTAGATTTATTCATCATTTTTTACTCTCCCGAATTCAATTGTCGTTGATCCTCTTGGATCGTTCATGTTGGCGACCATTCGTCGGTTCCGTTCAGTTGTCGTTGCTGCGCGTCCCGAATCGCCCTCACGTCCGGCGACGTAGCCGGAGATTCGATTACACGCTGGCCATCTTTCGTCTCAAACAAAGCCGAGACGATCCGCTTATTTGATTTCGGACCCAGGGGTTCGAAAATCATCGCAGTCATAGTGCCCTTCGAAGTTACTCGGAACATTCCTTTCAACGCGTGCTCGACCAGCACCTTTGACACTCGCATTTGAAAATTGAGCCGTTGCTGCGGGCTACCTTTTTGCAACCGTTCCAGCACGTCAGTCGGCACAAAGGCCGAGACCATAAAGCCAGTGCGGCCACGCACGGACTCCTGGTGCACTCGAAGTTGCATCAGTAGTGCACGCGCTGACATTTCGTCCACTCGGTAGTTTTCATTCACTTCCTTTTGAATTTGCCACTGGCAGTGTGTTTCCGCTAACTCCTGGCGGACTTGGTATAGTTCCTGTTTGAGCCGGCGGCGAAAAAAGCATGTATCGGCAACCGCAGTTGCGACATCGACAATCCGAGTGCGGGTGGTCGCAAACATCTGGGCTGCACGTATAGAGTATTTCATAATTAGTTGCTTGGCACCGTGGGCAATTTGGCTGAGGAACCGAAAGGGCGTCCGTCTTCATCTTGAAATTCCCACCTTACCGGCACCCAGTCTCGATCATATCCGTCCTGTTTAAATACTTCAATCCAAGTTGACCACTCCAACCACCGGGTTTCATTTCCAATGCGGCGCGGCCCCCATAAAAACTTGGTGCAAACACGATGCTCTCCCAAAACCGGCACGTGCGGTTCGTGAATCCATCTCATGGCGTCACCACCGTGGACGACACCACGGCGCCGTCCTCAATGACCACGCCCGGCAATTCGCCCGACAACGCGCCGACGCGCTCGATCCAGATTTGGGCGCCCGCGGCCTGCGCTAATTCACAGAGCGTCCTAATGCCGGCGTCGTCAATGAGGCTGCCGTTGCGGATGAAGATTACCTTCAGCCCTGGGTTGAGACTCAGCCCGATGGCGGTCGACACCCGGATTTGTTCCCCGGTGGAGATTTGCGAAAACGGAACGCCGTTGAACGCGACGCCGCCGGTAGTCGAAAAGCTGAGCCCATGCAGCGGGAACTTGGCACCCGCTAACGCTTGCGCCTTGCTCGTATCAATAGAATCAATATCACAAGAAAGCGCGGCTATCGCACTTTGGACATTCGCGACGGCATCCTGAATATTACGCACTTGGCGATTTTCTTCAATCCGCCGGTTGTGTTGCTCCGCTTCGAGCACCTGAGTATCGAAAACAGCCAAGTCGTCAAAAATAATTCCGGACAGTTCGGCGCCCTCTCGGCAAATTACCTCTTCCAAATCGCGACGCGCGGATTGCTGCGCCTGAAGCTTCACTTCCGTATTCGCCAGTTGCTGTTTTAACGAGTCGACCGCAGTTTTGAGCGCAGAGATCTCCTGGTCGAAACTCTTGAGCCGGTCCTGTTTTCGGCCGAGTTCCTGTTGCCGAACTTGCTTTGCGCTATTGCGCGAGACAGCCGCCGCGCGAGCCGCAAGCACATCCGCCAGCACAATTGGAGCCGCGTCAGCCACGGCGCGGTCGGATACTCGGCCATTCAATTTCGACCGCAGACAGATTTCTTCCCGCCCCAGTTCAGTCCGTTTATCGTAACACAGTTTACGACGCGCATCATCCTCCGAAAAATCCAGCCCGAGCAGCTCGCGAAGGGTAGCCCCCTGCTCAGAGTCTTTGAGCCGGGTAAATTCAAACGGGTCGAAGGTGAGGGCAGAGAACAGCCCGTCGAGGAACGCTTGCGGACTTGCAATCGGCTTACCGTCGCCGGGCGTCGCTTTGGGCGTTACTTTGAGGGTGCCACCCCCCGCGGCCGTGAAACTGCGCGTGACGGTGTAGTTTTCCAATTCCACCGTCACCTCCGCCCGGCTTTCGCCATCGCGGATGGGTCGGTCCGGAAGAACAGAACGGCCGGCCAGGGCATACCAGATGCTATCGAGCACAGACGATTTGCCGGCGCCGTTGCGGCCTGCAATTTCGACGCTCTGTCCGTTCGGCGTTATGTGGACTGCGCGCAGCCGTTTTATGTTTTCCGATGTGAGGGATATAATTCGTTCGCTCATATTAGTGTTTGAAAAAATGGTAAATCGCCACGAAAAAATTTCGCACGCGCACCTTAAGGGGGTCCGCCTCCACGGCCGGTGCCCAATCCGCCGGGACGACATGCACGCAATGTTTGATTTGTTCCAGGTGCGCAGCATACCACTCCGCATTGGTCTTGTCAAATCGGCGCGCCGCCGGTTGTGGCACCCACGGACCGGAGAGCACCGGACCGACGAATCCCGGATGGTAAAACAGCCCGGTTTCTCTGCATCGGATGAGGAATTTTTCTTTCATTGATTCAACGCCGTCTCTCCGGCTGTCACCGACTCTGCATGCATTCAGATCTCTCAGGCTTCGGTTACCGCATCCGGGCGTTGCGTCATCCGTTGTATGCATCAGCCGTTTACTGGCTGGCATTCCCCACGTCCGGCGATGGGGTCAACACGTCGTTTAGTTATTCGAATTCCACGTCCCGTTCAAGATTGAAAAACACCGCCGTCGTCCGAAGAACGCGGACCCGTTCTTCCGCGGACAGTGGCTGCAGTGCTTCGACTATGACTTCCAGTTTTTCCCGGAGCACTTCTTGACGTTCTTTCGAAATAGTTTCTTTTGGCATAATTATTTGTTTCAAAGCCCAATGGGGGGATTGGCGGATAGTTCCACTGCCCATATCTCATTTGTAGCGTTTGATGAGCCGGTTGGCTCCGTCGCGTTGGAATCCTTCCAAATTTTTTCCGGTGCCGAAACACCACGAGCATCCGGCGGGTGCATCCAGCCGCAATATTTTTCCGGCGCCACCGCAGCACCTACACGAGGGCCAACCAATCAAGTCGAAACGCGCCCGCCATTCTGCATTGAAAATGGTCCTCGGGACATCACCCTTACCGGCGCCGAAACCTAGATCACGAGTGTTCCGTGTGTTTTTTCGATTCATATTGATTCAAAAGTGCGATTACATCAGAGACTCGAAGATACCGGTGATCCCGGTCGACGGCGCCACTCAACACGCGTGGCCATTCAGTTTCCGGATCGAGCGGCCAGAGACTGCCGTCGGAGCCGTCCATGAAAATCGGTAAATCAGTCAGCATTGGCTCGTTTCAGTCGTGCGTTGACGATGCTCTGCGCACTATCCTGAACCGCTTCGTGATGTGTCGCCGCGAGATCCAGCAGCCGTCGCAGTTGAACCGCCTTCTTGGATTCATCGCCGGCCAGCTTAGCGTAGGCGTATTGCACCCGGGCACGGTTGCGTATTGCGCGTCGGCGCAGCGTGGCCAGCTTAGCAATCGGCATCGCTCGGAACTTGTTATCGAGTTTTTGCTCGGTCGTGACGGGCGAAAAGGTTTCGTCGAAAAATAAACCGGTTTTTACCCCATGCCGGAAAAGGTGCCGGTTGGCTTTTCTTTCCATGATAGGTCGGCTTAGAATTCGGCGGCGAAGCGGTGCCCCGGACTCGGTAGCAAAAACACGTTGCCGCGCCGCCATGCAGGTTTTCCGTTGCCGTGCCGTAAGCTTAGCCCGCGGGGACGCCAACATTTCGGTGGCCACTTCCGCAGGCATGTGGTCGATGTCAAGTGGTTGTGCTATTTGATAGTTCATATTTTGCAAAGATCCAAAAACTTCGTTCCAGGCGACTCTAACTCAATGAGGACTTCCAGCGCGAGATCCGCCGAAAAAGAAAGGAATTCATCTTGGGCGGCGGTAGCGGCGGCGTGGGCGCAGTAGGCGGCGCAGTAGGCGGCGCAGTAGGCGGCGGCGTTGGCGGCGGCGGCGGCGTTGGCGGCGCAGTAGGCGGCGGCGTTGGCGGCGGCGTTGGCGGCGGCGTTGGCGGCGGCGGCGGCGTTGGCGGCGCAGTAGGCGGCGGCGTTGGCGGCGGCGTTGGCGCGAACGGCAGCGCGGTTGGCGGCGCAGTAGGCGGCGCAGTAGGCGGCGGCGTTGGCGGCGGCGACGGTAGCGGCGGCGTTTTGCGCAGCCCCTTCCGCTTCTTTCAGCGTCAAAACTTTTTCACACGACCCAACGTGTTTTAGCAACTCTGTCTTAAAGGGCACTTCCTGTTTCTCTGCCACCAACCGGAGAATCTTGGGCAGCAGCCGCTGGCAGGTTTTGATCGCGAGACGTTTTGAAAATTCTTTCTGAATAATAACGTCGGAACCAAGTTGCGCGACGGCGAGTTTTCGCATCCCTTTCGCGCGCGCGCCATCCGACGACCATGGGGAATCGTTTAACCGGATTTTGAACGACCGAACGGCGGCTCCCACGCATGGCGGGTTATCAGAGTGCGGAAGTCCAAGTGCGAAGCACACAGCGGCCTCGACGCACATTTCGCCGGGCTTGCTATTGCCCAGTCCGTGGACTAATCCCGCATCCACGACCGAGAGGACTTTCTTTGCGATTGCTTTGGTTATTTTCATTTCAATGCTTCAATATTTCAAGTTTATGTTTCTCGGGGTATTGTAGGGCTTCTTTGTAATTTGTCAAGACCGGACTATACTCGAACCCATCGGGCGATAGCCATTGATAAGTCGGCTGTTCGCCGGATCGCCAATGCGCGGTTAGCCAGATTTTGGGAGTCGAAGCGGCAGTATCCATGATTCACTTTAGATGTTGTAACGTATGAATGGGATTGTGCTCCTTGGACTCATAGAATACTGCCGCTTCCGGTAAGATGGTCGAAGGGGCCGGATTCGAACCGGCATAGAGGGCGCTACCACTCCGACGTTGCCGGCACTTACGTGCGCGTTACGCCCACCCTTCGATAGTTGCTCGATCATTGCTTAGGCAGCGGTTCCACATTCGCCGGTTGCGGCTGTTCTTCTGCACCGCCGAGTAACCCGATTCTGCCGAAAACAGTTGCGACGGAGCGAAGAAGAGGTTCGTATTCAGTGCGCACGACGTTCCAGGCGCCGAGTAGTTCGCCGGCATGGGATAGCAGAGTGGCGGTCAGGTGTTTGTGCAGTCCGTCGCGCTCTGCCGACTTGGTGGCAGTTTCCGGCGTGATGATGCCCGACTCCAATTCTTTGCTGAGTTGGCAGTATCGAGCAAACCCGTGCGCGAGTTGCGCGGCACTGGCTTGATTGAGTGGTTTGTGTGGTGTATTGGGTGTGGGTGTTGGTGTATTTGACATAAAATTATGGGTTGCAGGATAACACAGGGGTTATCGGTGTCAAGTTATTTTTCGCGTCGCAGAGGACTTCGGCCGACGGGGCAACCACCGCGGGTAACGAGTGGAGCAAAGCGAGTTGAGCCGCGAGAGTGTTTAAACGCGTTTCAATTCGCGCCAGGGTGTCATCACGCAATTTGCCGGCTTGCTCAATGGAAGTAAGCCGAGCCTCAATTCGGCCCGTCGCCGTTCTGGTATCGTGCTGACGGTCGAGCGTGCGTAGTCGCGAATGCTCCACGCGTTGGTCCGCGGTGGTCAGGTCTCTCTGAACCAACGCGAGGAGCGCTCGAAAATACTCGATGAAAACCGAATCACTGCAGGAAAGCCGCGCAAGTTCTTCGTCGAAATTAAATTGAACCGCCCGCTTGGTGCGATACTCAGCAAAGAAAACGAGGGCGGCATCGTAGAGCCGGGCGCATTGATAAAACGTCCCACGCGCGATAACCCGCTGGGCACCGCCGAGATAAAGCTTGGCGATCCAGCGCGGCTCGGAGTCCCGGAGTCCATCACGAAAAGAAAACGGTAGAGATACCCCGTGCGGTTGGCGATCACCGCGGCGCCATTCATCCACCAGAAACTCGTTCTCCGTCGGATGGCCGAGCGGTATGGTGGACTGTGCCAGATCCAGGAGGTTCTCCCAGGCGGGGTCGGAAAATTTACGCCCCATACTCTTCGTCGGTTTGGATAGGTTTAAGCAAGCTGTCGTTGGGTATTCCCGGTATCAGGCTGCGATTATCCGGCTGCTGAAGGGTATCAAACCGCTTAAGCAATCGTTTGGCCGACGCAATCTCAGAGAGCTTGGATTTCAATTCTGCCTGGAAGTCGTCCTCGGTCTTGATATCCCCGGTGAGTTTTGCCATCCGAAACTCCCGCTCGGAGAGTTCCCGCTTGAAAGTTTCAAGCCGGAGAACCGCTTCGGAAATTCGCCGGATCTCCGCTCGCAGTTTGTTGGCTTGGTTGTTCTCGGTCCACCAATCGGCGTTGAGCGATTTGCGCCGGGCCTTCGATGTCCGAAGGTGTTCCCGAATCGGGTCGATACTAACGTTCATACAGCTAACAGTGCAGGGGTGGAGTCAGGTTTTGTCAGAATTTCGGATTTTATTTCGCCGGTGGGTCGGTTCGCCGGTTCGTCGTTATTAAGTTTACGGTGTATATTTTTGAGAGACAACTCGGGCCACCAAAAAAAAGCGGGGTCCAGTCCTTGGAAGGCGGTTTCTCCAGTGCTCCCTAATGGGCGTGGTTCCCCCTCCCCCCCTATATATATTCTATTTTTTTTCTCTTGATAAAGAGGGGTAAGTAACATGATGAATTTTATCCAGATTAAACTCGAAATTAATTAAGCCGACTGCTCCGCAGGGTATTTTTCTAATCCGGCCGGCGAAAAGGACAGTTCTGCGGCAGGTGGCCCGCATTGCTTGCGCATACCCCGATTTCTCGTTGTCCTCACATTCGCAAGGTTTTTACGCCGGCCGGAAAATTATCGATGGTTGCGATACGCATCCTCGTGTTGGACTTTGTCCAGGCGGGAAAACCGCTCGGCGTGGTCCAAGGCAACATCGAAGGTCAGCCCCGACTCAATCACGTTTTCAAGGTGCGCGTCGATGACGCACCAGCGGCTGTTCGGCCCTGGTCGGCCGGGCACGAATCTGTCGCCGGTGACCAGCGAGTCCGCCTTCGCTTTCTCCATGATGGATTGCACTGTTAGCATATGAGCAGTAAACTATTCGAGCGCATGCCGCCGGATGTCAAACGCCTCAATCGGATTGCCCGTCGCGAGCAGCGGCAGGCGCAGCGGCGAGATTATTGGCAACGTCGTCAACGTGGTCCGTCAGGAACTTCCGCCACTTCCGGCGCCAAAGCCGGTCAGTAGCTCCGGGCAATACGTATTCGCGTCCGCCCAGGCGGATGCCGATTGCGTTTGGACTGCCGAACCATGGCAGGTGCAGCGCGGTGCAAATCCCGTGCATGTTCGCGTTGACGCACAGGTCGTCGATTTGTTGAAACAGTTTTTTCATATATGGGAGAGTAGGATTAGAAAAACTCCCGCGACGATTCCCAGGACACTCGCGACAATCGCTATCGCGACCGCATCATCTACTGCTTTTCGGTTTTTCATATCATTTGGGTATTTACTTCTTCGACGGTCAGCATCACGCAAACCTGCTCGAACGTGTCTCGCACAAATTGCGCCAGTGCCTCGGGGATTATCTTGCCCTCGTCGATGATGACGACGAACCCCATGCTGGGCTCCTCCCAGTCTGTGCCTTCTGCATCGCGCCAGCCGCCGTCCGCGGTTGTTATTGTGTAGCCGCCGCAGTTCGATAACAGAAAACTTTTGGTGAGCATCGTCATCTGCGCGCGGTCGAACCCGCTGATGGGCGTGCTATCTTTGCGCAGGCCGCAGCCCGTGCCGATTGTGATTCTGAGTTTTTTCATGGGTTGACGTTGTGAATACCGCACTGGAACGGGTTTGGATTTTTTGAGCGATGCTCAGGATGGTTTGGGAATGTGGGACGGCTGTAGCAGTCGCGAACCGAGGCGCGTAGACGCCCGTGATGGTTGACTGCGAAGTAGGTGTTATCCAACCACTCGTTGTCGTGTTTGAAATGGAGCGGCGTTTTATCGTCCACCCAGTTCGGCCGGTGGTCTCCGGTATATCGGTGGACGTAGGCGCGCAGCACTTGGGATTGGTCGGCTTCGCAGAGCGCGCTGCCCTGCATGACGATGCCGCCGTCCGATTGGTGTGTGAAAAAGTCCATGGTCGTGTTATCGGTTGATGCCACACGCGGCCAGGAACCGAGCCCGGTCGAATCGCGGGTTTTCGTTGGCGAACACGTCTGCGAGACGGTTTGCGCTTTCTGCGATTGTTTCCAGTCGGACCGTTTTGCGAGGTCCGGCGATAAGGTGGGACTCTGAATCAATTTGACTTCGGATTGTGGCGGCGATTGCGATGAAGTGCTTTTTGCTCATATGCTGTTTAAACGTTACAATATTATTATCGGCAGGTCAAGCAGAAACTTTAGGAGAACATTCGCCGGCTTCAATGAGCGCAGCGGCAGTGCGACCGTAATGGCCCTGGAGTTGCCACGCGAGCCCGGTGTTGATAAGTTCTTGAAAGAATTCGATGGTTTCGGCTTCGTCCATTTCGCCGGATTCGTAAGAGATGATTTTGTTGACGAGCATAATTTTTACCAGTTTTGGAGTTGTGACGGTGTTGCGGTGGGCAGCGTGTTAAATGCGGTTTCGAGTGCGTCGATGCGCGCGCGGTCTAAAACGTTGTGGTATTCACCCGTGTGGATGCGCTCTTGCCACGCAACGAGCACGCGACCACCAAACCGGCGAAAGGTTTGGAAGAAGCGGTCTTCAACAATGGAGCGCGTGATTACCCCGTTGGCGGTGACGCTGTGATATTTTAGTTTGAGGGTCATATGTTGTTTAAACGTTACGCTTATATTATCGGCACCCACGAGAAAAAGTCAAGCACTGTTTTTGTATATGCCAATACCGAACCCCGAAGACGCCCAAGAGGTTGTTTTTGACCGTGAGCAGGCGTTCCTGCTGTATGCAACCTTCTGCGGCGACCTGGAGAAAACCGCCCACGCCCTCAACGTCCGGCCGGTGGAAGTCCTGCGGATGGTAGACGAGGAAGGCTGGAATGAGCGGCTTAAGTCGATTATCGAGTTGAAGAAGTCAGGGCGCCCTGGCGATATTGAGCGCGCAATCAACCGAGCCCTCAACTTCGTAATGGCCCACCGTTTTCGTCTCTTCTTGGAGCGGGTTTTGTTACGAATTACGGGTATGGGTGCTGAGGAGTTTGAGTCTTACTTACTCATGAGCGAGAACAAGGACGGAGCGTTTCGTAAGCTGTCCACCCGAGCCCTGGCCGATCTTGCGAGTGCGATGGAAAAAGCACAAGCCCTTACGTATCAAGCACTTAACGATACCGCGCCGGAGCGGGTAAAGCGTAAGACGGCAGAAGATGATAGCACTGCTGGCGGCGAGCTACACGCGCGTATTGCAAAAGCCATGGCCGAAGTGAAGCTATCGCGATCTCCGCGCGCGGCGTTGTTCGATGCTCAAGTAAGCACGGCGCAAGCATTGGCGGTTACTACCGTGCGCGCAGAAGCGAAGGTCGCCACTCCCTACGATAAGGAATGAGTATCGCGTATATTTACGGGCTGGTTGATCCGGATACCGGGCTGATTCGATACGTTGGGAAATCCCGTCGGCCGAAACGGCGTTTCAGAGCACACCTGTTGTGCAAAGAACGTGGGCACAAGACGAACTGGATACGCGCGTTGACCCGTGATGGGAAAGTGCCTGGGTTGGAAATTATCGACGAGGTAGCGGACGCCGAGGCGTTGTCCTTGGAAGCGGCATATATCGAATATTTTCGAAGTCTGGGCAATGGTTTGGTGAATGGAACGGACGGCGGTGACGGGGTCTCAGTTTTTACGGCGGAAATGCGCGATAAGATGGGCTATTGGCGCGGCAAGCAGCTTTCTTTGGAAACACGTCGAAAGATGTCAGACTCGCGCCGCGGACGCAAGGGAAGGCCAATGCCGCCCCATTGCAAAGCCCTGTTGATACAACGGAGCACGGGCCGACCTACGTTGCCGGAAACGCGTGTTAAATTGAGTGCGGCGCTCCTCAACCGTCCGAAGTCGGAGCAGACGAGGCGAAAAATGTCTGCGGCAAAAACGCCTGCGCTTCGGGCACATATTGCCGAGTGTATGCGTGTCGTATGGGCAAAGCGTAGGGTAAGCGGAATTGGGTCCTTTCACCCAAGCCATATGTAGCTTTTTGCACTTACTGTAACTTTTTATACAGGGACGAGCAGAGGTGGGCAAATAAGGACAGGCATGTGCGTAACATTTCTACGGAAATCTCGAATCGGGGCGAACCGGCGATCCGCCCCACCACGATCCGCCGACCTGCAGATTGGCATGCCGAATGCTGTCTGGGCAGATTTTGCCGACCCGGCTGGGGGGTTTTTCCTGGGGGAAACTTCGCTTACACGTGAAATCGAGAAATAAAAAATTGGGATCGAGCGATCTTGGCACCGTTTATGCGTGAATGGTGCGTCCTGGCGCTGCCGCTCGGTGCCAAGCTTTTCGAACTCGTTCCCGCGGACCGCGTGCGGCGCCGGAGGTTCGATCCGGCGGTCCAAAAATGGAGATCCGGCAAAATTCCGAACAACCCGGCGTCGCCCAGCGTAACGACGACTCTCGCATTGGCGGAAAATATAATTTGACTTTTTCGTCGGGGTGCCGATAATATTAGTGCAGGCTGAGCTTACCGGCCGACAGGTCGGAAGCAGTAGCATGGACTCCGAAAGGGTTCAGGTGGCGATTCGAATTCCAGCCTCGCCGTGTTGAGGACCACGTTGACATGTGCTGGCTGATCACCAGTATCTGGTCCTCACAATTTTATGCCAATTGACAAACTGAAACTCGTCTACGAGACACTCGGCGATCCGGCGGTCCAGGTAACGATTCACGCCCCACCGGGAATCCGGCTATTGCTCGTTGCAATTTTTCTTCGCGACCGAACGGGATATCTCCATGGGGCATCCTCGCAGTTTTGGATGAATTAGCACTTGACTTCTGTCAGAAAATCGGATACATTTTTTCTGACAATGAAAATCATAATTTCAAACTTCGAAGCCTCGGAGATCATCCGGGAGCACTTTCAAAAGGCGGCTCACCCGAACGTCGACATCAAATCGGTCGAAATCGAGTCCGCCGAGACGGCGGACCCCAACAAGAAAACCGTCGAACTGATGCCCCTCATCCGGGCGATTCAAAACTCGTCGGCCCCGTTCAACGGCAGTCGCATAATCGCCGCCATCAAAGCCGTCCGCGCGGAAGCGGAATCGCAGGGATTGCACATCGGGCTCGTGGATACAAAACTTTTCGTTGAGCAATTCATTCCATGACGCACTGGCAATACTACAACAGCATGGTTCGAGAAACATTAATGATTCGGGCGTATGAAAATTTCAAAGCGAAAGAAGTCAAACCGACGGGCCTTTGCACTGAAACCCCCGGAACCCCCGTGCCCGAACTGCGGACAGCCCGGTCGCCATTTCGCGCCGCCGTCGTTCGGCGAGCCGGGATTTTTCATTTGTCAAAAGACGGCCCCCTCTGGGGGCTTCTTGCCGGCGGAATTCTAGCGCTCGGGTTTACATGGATGGCGTGGGCGTTTGTTCGAACCATGATTTTTCTAACTCAATGATTGCCGCACTGCTGTCCGCCGTTACCGTGCTCTGGACCTTCGAATGTCGAGTCCCAGACGAGTCGGGGGCGTTGATGCCCGTTCGAGATGTGCTGGAAGCACAGTCACCGGGTTCCGATGTATGGTATGAAGTCCCCGGGCCATACTCGATTGAAGGTTCCGACTATCGGGTCGTGCTTCCAGCCAGTTCTGAATACCAATTTTTTCGAATTCGTCGTTGGTGGGGCGACCCATGGACGGAATCGGAGCACTGTTTGTAAGTATGAACGAAGTAAATGTCCCGTGCCCGGCCCCGGAACTGAACACCAAGACACTCTCTGACGGCACCGTCGTATTTTTCTGGACGGACCCGGCTCCTCCGTGCGGTATTTTCTCGGCCCGCGCGACGGCGCACCCGGACCCGGACAACGCCCCACCGGAATCTTTCGAAACTCTGCAACCGACACTGTCGACCCGGCAGATCGTCCCGTCCCTCATCAACCCCGGCCGGATTCTCCTCGGCCCAACCATTAAGTCGGTGCTCGTCGGCCCGCGCGATCCGTGGACGGCAGTTGAACTTTTTCAGCGAACGAATGAATCGAATCCCACATGAACGTAAACACCTCACCTTGCCCCATCGAACGGCTCATAGAGCACTCGGCCGAGCATTTCATTTCGCCGGCCGCGGAGTCCTTCGAGCAACTCGCCGCCCGGCGTGCCCAGAATGTGGGACTGCTGATGCGGTTTCTCGAACGGATGGAGGCGGGGTCTACCCACTTAGACGCTCGCGTTCGAAACGCGTTCTATCTTTTAGGACAGGCACGCGAGGAACTCGAAGCGGCGGCGGCAGGGAGGTGATAACCTATGGCATGCAGAAAGTGTAGCAAATGCAAGAAACGAAAACGCAAGTCGACAACCCGGTATTAAAATCCCCATCCCGGGCGCAGAAAATTCTCGTCGCTGCTCTTGCGGTTTTTCTAGCGCTCGGCATTGCTTTTTTAGTGGGGCCGACTGAGCAATCGTCGGCCATTCGCGCGGCGAATTCTACTCTCCTCGTCGTCACACCAACCGGCACCGGCACCGGTGTCCTCATTCATCGGCGCAATCCCGCGGGCGAGGGCCGGGTTTTTCTCTGGACCGCGGCGCACGTAGCCGGCGGCTCGGATGCCGTCGTGCGCAGGATTTTTCGGTTCGGCACTCAGAAAGCCGGGTTCGCCGAATTTCCCGCAGTCCTCATTGCCAAGAATGAAGGGCCGGATCTAGCGCTGTATTGGATAATTTCTCCGACGGACCTTGCATCTGGTGTAACTTTCTCCCGCACCGTCGCGCAACCCGGGGAGCACGTTTTTCACATCGGCAATTTCCTGGGCGACAATTTCGATAACTCCATCACTACCGGGGTGATTTCGCAAGTCGGCGTATTTCCGTCCCAGTTACCCGGCTGGCCATGGCCACTCGTGGATCAAACCGACGCGACGGTTGTTCCCGGCGGTTCTGGCGGCGGTGTTTTCAACACTTCCGGCGAAGTCGTCGGCATCATGGTCGGCAGAGCCGGTCCCGGAATTTCAGTTTTCGTGCCGACGAGGGTTATTTGGTCCTGGGCGAAATCCGCGGGCCTCGACTGGGCGGTTTATGGATCTTCTTGTCCGCCAGACTCCGCTTTGGTTTCAGTCGCCGAGCCGCCACCGGTTGAGTTGCCGGAAGTGCAGTAATACCGTAATCATTTTGACCCCTGCGCGGCACTGTTCTAATGTATGCCGTGCAGCTATTCTTCGACTGAGGCTCGTCCTGGGGACAGCGTGGTCGTGCTACTTCGAAAGTGGTTACAATCAGTGGGTGCTGAGTTCGGCTGCCCGGACGAGCGGGAATACAATCTGGTCTGGGAATTGGTAGAGCATTACGGCGGGACTCCGCGGCCGGGCGATACGCTACCCGAACTCTGGCAAAAAGTCCTCCGGGCACTCGGCGATGACGCTTGCCACTGCGGCGACTGGCAGTGGAATACCATTAAGCGGATTCTCGATATTCTTTCCCCAGGGAGTTTTCGTCCCGGCGATTCAATCTACAATTTACTTTTTCGAATTGTTCAGGCTATTAGCGCGGTTCCAGAAGATTGTGCTGGCATGGATAACTGGGGCGGGCTTTCCGGCCCTGTTGTGTGTTTCGAGAATTGGGGTGGATTAACCGGACCAGCAGTTGAGTTCGACGATTGGGGCAATGTTTAAACGGTGAATTATGGCTGACAAACAAGTTCAAATAAGAAAAGGGACCACCGCGGCTAATGATGGCTTTACCGGCGCCCTGGGCGAGTTATCGTTCGATACCCAGCAGAACCGGCTGCGGCTGCACAACGGTTCAACTCCGGGAGGGTTTCCACATGCGCTTTCGTTCGAAGTAGCCGCGCGGGTGTTGAAGGCCGGTGATACCATGACCGGCGACCTCGACATCGGTAGCGCAGTGCATTTGGACGCCACGGTGGTGGGAGGAATTTCTACGTTTGGTCCCGCGATTTTTCTATACCATGATTCTGGTCAGTTAGAAATTAACGAACTGTTTGCCAGCGGTGTTGATATTTTGACGGGAACAATTTTGTTAAGTCCGGACGGCTCTGCGCAGTTCGCGGGCGGTCAGATTACCATTTCGAATACGGGGGCGGTGAATGTTAATCTCAACACGGCGCTTAACACGAACGGTTCGGTTGCGTTTGGGGCCTCCGGTGTTTTCACGATTTCGACTACGGGGCTAATTGGTTTTCCTGACGGGGTTCGGCAGACGTTTAATCCGAATGGCACCAACGCGGGGCTTAACGTGGGTTCGCTCTCGGGTGACCCTAGTGCTCCTTCCAACGGAGACCTCTGGTATGATAGCACTGGTAATTTACTTCGTGCGCGAATTAATGGGGCCACGGTTTCGTTGGGGGCCGGTGGCACGCCCGGCGGCGCAGATACCCAAATTCAGTTCAATGACGCCGGTGTTTTTGGCGGAGACGCAGGATTTTTGTATAACAAAACGACGGACCTCATCACGTCGTTGAAAACGGCTATTGGTGCTACTCCGGCAGATTCTTTGCAATTGACTAACACAACTGCCGCGGCCGTAGGGGCGCAACAATATTCGCCGGCATTGCGATTCACCGGCCAGGGTTGGAAGACTGTTGCAACTGCGGCCAGCCAGCCGGTAGATTGGCGAGTATACAATCAGCCGGTTCAGGGAGCGACTACTCCTACGTCGAATTTAGTTTTTGATGTGTCGATTAACGGGGGCGCGTTTGCTACAGTGTTGACACTGCTTAGTTCTAATCTGATTGCTACCAACGGCACGTTTCAATCCACCAGCGTTACGCTCGGGGCTACCGGAACACTATCGTGGGCGGCACGAGGGAGTATTAAGAGTTCTGCCGACGGGATAATTGAGCTTTTCAATGCGGCGCAAAATAATTTTACTCGGCTGAACTTTGGCGGGACAACGAGTTCGTTTGGCGCAATTGCGCGTAATGGCGCGGGGATTTCTATTGTGTTGGCGGACGGTAGCGCAAACGCGGCGCTGACGGCGCTCAGCGTTACGACTAGCCAAACTGCGTTTATGCACAATACATCGGCCGCTTTAGCGGACGGTGCCGGTGCGTCGGCCGGCACTTTGGCGAATGCTCCCGCGGTCGGCAATCCGACAAAGTGGATTCCCATCAACGATAATGGAACCACTCGATATATTCCGGCGTGGTAAGAAAGCAAATTTATGGCTTTGTCGAAGAATGATGTTCGGCGCGCGTTATACGATTTGGTTAACAGCGATACGCAAGGCCCACCGGACCCAAGAATCACCAATGATTTTTTGGCGCTCCTCGGTGCCGGCGGTAGTGGAGACGAACCAGATTTGAGTCCGTTTTTGCGCAAGGACGGTGGCGACATGACCGGCCCCCTTTCGTCTACTGCTCTGATTGTGGCGAGCCGGTATCAAACGACGGGAACGGTTATTCCGTATGCGGCGTCCGTTGCATTGGATTTTTCAACTTCGGGTTGGAAATCTATTTCTCTTACGGGGAACATTGCGTTCACCAGTTCAAATTTAGCGGCGGATAGAGAAATTGCGGTTCGGATTGTTTCCGATGGAAGCTCTCGCAATCTTTCATTTCCCGTCGGGTGGGTTTTTGTCGGGGCCACGGCGCCGGCGAGCATCGCGGCGAATAAAACCGCGATACTCAGTTTGCGGGCGTTTGGTTCGACTGACGCGACGGTCGTCGCTAGCTACGTGGTTCAGGCGTAATGAACGTGTTACGATTGGGAAGTGTGGGGCTCGCCAGCGCGGCGCCGGCCGGGTCGGTGTTAGGAGTAACTATCGACCCAGACGGATGGACGGCTTCCATCACGTTGAAAGGAGTCGGCACAGGGGGTAGCTATGCATTTGGACTGGGCACAGATAACCATGTGAGTGGGGGTGGGGCCGACCCCAAAGTAATTTTTACAGTAGTGTCAAAAGGCTTCGATGACGTCGGAAATCCAATTACGGTTACTCGAACGGTTTATGGAGTGAAGTTTTTACGAAAGCCGTATCCTAATCAGGCCCAAGCGGACGAAACTATTAGTGGGCCGGATGTGGTTATTCGAGTGATTTTGAGCAACTATATCTATGCGAAAGATAAAGTGGGCGCAGGAAATTCGGGAACGGACCCGGTAGTGGCGGTTTTTGACGGGCTTTATACGCAAGGAGGAACCGCAAGCAAATCATTTTCCGGTGCCGTGACAAATGGTTCAAGTGCCCCGTATAAAAAACCGGTGGCGAATTGGGGATGGCCTGGGCTTCGTCGGCTGACTGTGGGAGATAGTAAGGTCCGTTGTTGTGCGTTTGAGGGTCACGGGCAGCAAGGCCGTTCCGTTCGGGTAGTGAAGTTTACGCGGAGGGATGAACACGGGCATGTAGCGACCCAGTTTGTTACTGCGGCAACGATAGAGCCGGGGTTCGAAGACCAAATTCCAGTTATAGAATATGTCTCCGACCTTTCGCTGACGGATATGGATAGTTTGGACGTAATCGAAGACGATTTTGTGGTGTATCCCTGGGTGGGAGATGAGGTGCTGGATACCCGAGATGGGGTTAATGCAGGGCTCACTCCTCTCTATACTACGCAGAAAAATTTTTGTGATAAGTCGGGTGCCTACGGTATCACGATTGCGAAAGTTGGGCCGACGGGCAACGATACCACGGGCACCGCCTACGATTCTGCCGTTTATAACCCGGCTACAGCAAATAAATTTTTGACTATCGGAAAAGCCGCTTCGGCAATCGCGGCATACAATCTTGCGAATCATGGTCGGAATGATGTCGGCGGCGGGGTAATTGAATTGGAAGCGGGTAATTACGCATGGCTGGGGTCAAGTAATTCATATGGCGGCACTCCGGAAACGTGGATAACCGTTCGACCCGCAGTCGGCGTAGCGCGTTCGGACGTGGTGGTTAATTCGGCTAGCGGAAATGTCAATATATCCAATTGTATTAAGATAGAGAATGTCACTATCACCACGACAACCCCGAATTCTTTTTCGGGGATTTTAGGTTTGTGGTTTCACAAGGTAGAGTTTAATACGGCGGCAACCAATCTTTGGCAGACGACCGGCGGCGCCGTTTTTTACGTGACACATAGCAAGCTGACTCAGCTTGGTATGGGTATTCGGCCGTTTAATGCTTCGAACAATCACGCACCCGCGCTTGTGCGTGGAAACGACTTAACCGGATTCACTAATGCTATACAGTGCTACACGGTTATTGGAAATAAGAAAACCGGCAAGGTGGCCGCGGTGTTTGCGCCTTTATTGTTTACAGACCTCAGCGGGCAATCCGCTCCGGCAACCACTGGATTCATCATCGCGTTTAATATCATTTACGGCTTTAGTGGCCCTGGGCAGCCGCAATTGTTACAGATAGGCCCGTTTACTGGAAATACGCACGGTGGCGCAGTGGTGCAAAATATTTTTGAACATTGCGTTAGCCTCGGAACGTTCGCGATACCTCCGGATATTTCTGGCGCGAACAATCCTCATGATAACTTTATCATTTGGCATAATCTATTTCTCGGCAGCAGAATGTTTGTCGCTTACAATGAGACAGATTCTACGTCTAAGAACCGACGTGATTGGTCAATGAAAAACAATTATTGGGACCGTTTGGCAAACAAAGTGGATACGTATCCTCCGGAGAACGGTGCCCGTGTGGGCGCATGGCCTGTAGTGAATAACGTGGGGTCGCGCGGCAATCAGATTGCACAGAACATGATTTCATTGCCTGGAAATTTTTATGCGGAATTCGCGGGTATTGATTGTCACCAGCCTCCCACAAGCAGCAGCGAAACGATGGGGTATCCTCAATTTGTGAATCGTCAGAGTGCCGATGAAAATAATGCTGGCGCGGGCGATGGGGATTATCACCTTCAGAACGGCTCTCCATTAATCGGGTTTGCGGTGGGTTTGGTTTTACCTTTTGATATCGAGGGCACTCCCCGACTGGATAACAACAACGCGTGTGGTGCGTATTGCAAGTCGGAATGAGAAAAATTTTGGTAAACTCGGCACTGTTTGGGTGAAATGAAAATTGATATTACCATGGACATGGAGCAGGCAAACGCGCTGCTTAATCTCATCGACACTGCCGTTCGTGCGGATGGCCTTCGTAGCGCCGCCAACGGATTATTTTTTAGTAAGTTGCTGCAAGATGCCGTGAAAGTCGCTTCGACCGCGGGTGTTGAGGGCGGTCCGAGCGGAGCACTGTTTTCATAGATTCAGTCAACTCTAAACCAGATATTTTTATGCTGACCGTCGACCAACGTGCAACAATTCAATGGGTAATAGATTACATGACGCGCGGCGGCGCCGGCGGCATGCACATCGACCAAAAGGTTTCTGATGAACTCGCGCGAGTGTTTAGAAATGCGTGTGGATTTACCTGCGGGTGTCCCGGCACCTTTCAAGAAGACTTGGCGGATTGCACAGGCTGCACGTTGCTGGAAGTAGTTTTGTGTGTGTCCGACGACAGTGGTGCGCTGACGCCGGAGCAGCGGGCCACGGTTCAGTGGGTCCACGATTATCTGGAGAACAGTAACTTGGGCTCAAAGTTCGACCAAAAAGCGTCGGATGAACTGGCGCGAGTGTTCCGAAACATGTGCGGATTTACGTGCGGGTGCCCTGGCAGTTTTCAAGACGGCTTGCGGGATGCGCCGGTCACGACGCTCCTCAACGTGATTCTTTGCGTGGACGCGGCATAACCGAACGGCGCACTGTTCAGGTGTATGAATACTGAATTGTTAGCAGTGTTGGACGGGTCTCATGTCGTGGTCGCGGTAGTTTCTGCCGCGGTTTCCGCGGTCGTCAGTTACCTTTTCTTGCGGGCGAACCCCAACAAGAAAGCGGCCGTCGACGCCTGGGTGAACGATAAATCGGACTCCCTGAAGGACAAGTAACCCATTCGGCAGAACATCCTCGAAAATCAACGGAACCCGTCTGCTCGGACGGGTTTCGCATTTTAGCGCTTGACTTTTGGTCCGATTTGTCGATAGTATTACCAGCATGAAGAAAGTGATTTCCGAGAGCATCAAGAAGAACCTCCGTATGGTGGTTTTTCACAACGTCAACGAACGCGGGGTGAAGGAGAGCATCACCCGGTTTGAGCCGCTCAACCCCCTCAAACCGTGCTACCGCCGGTTCGTGCGATGACTGCACCGAGTTCAATTTTCCTCCCGCCGGCACCTCCGGAGTTTGTAGTCAGCTACCTCCGGGTGTCCGGGCAGGGTCAGCTTGACGGTGACGGACCGGATCGTCAACGGGTCGCCATTAAAAAGTTCTGTTCCGACCACAAGCTTGTGTTTGGTCCTGAGTTTTTTGAGAGGGCGGTCTCGGGCACGGTGGAAGCCGTCGCGCGCCCGGCGTTTGCGCAGTTGCTCGAATTCATTGATGATACCCATAGACCGGCTAGACCGGTTAAGGCAATCGTGGTTGAGCGGATGGACCGGCTAGCGCGAGACTTAATGGTCTCTGAGTTTTTGCTAGCGGAGTGCCGGCGTCGCGGGGTCAAAGTATATTCCGCGGACCAGGGCGCGCTCATCGATATGGCAGCTTCTGGAGCAGACCCGACGCGGGTGCTGATACGGCAGATCCTCGGCGCGCTGTCGCAGTGGGAAAAGTCGATGTTGGTTGCCAAACTCCGCTCCGCGCGCGAGCGCAAGAAAGCGGCCACGGGCCGGTGCGAGGGCAAAAAGCCCTACGGAACGCGTCCTGGCGAGCGGGAACTTATCAATCTGGCCCACAATTTTCGCTCGGTTTTGGATGAATGGAATCAGCCAATGGAATACACCGTTATCGCGAATCACTTTAATGAGTCGGGATTTGTTACGAGGCACGGGAAACGATGGACGAAAGCCTCTGTCCGGCACATGGTCGAAACAACTCAGCCGTCGAAAATCATAGAAATCGAGGAATAAAATGCGCGGTGCAATCCACCAATACGAGAAATTCAAGGGCCGAACCTCTGCGTTTACGGACGCGGTCGAGGAAGCACAGGAGGTGCTTAGGATCGAGTGCGCGCGCCGGCTGGCTCTGGAAAAAGAGCAGCGCGAACTTCGGCTCGCGCGGATCACCAACGGTAAGCATCCGGATTTTAGGAATGGTCATCCCAAGGATGGTGAAAAACGGGGTTCGTGATATGGCGTTTAAACACTTTAGGCCGCAGGAGCGGGTGCAAGTCCCGTTCAGTTTGGTAATTCTGATAGTGTAACAGTAGCACGGTAGGACGACGGCGAGTTCCGGTAAAAATTACTATGCCCACCCAAAAGGTGGGCATTTTTGTTTCTAGCCGGGACTGCGGCGCGTGCACTGTTTATGTAGTGAACGTCTTCACCTACTACGACGCCAGTCCGGACGCGGCCCCCGGTCAGGCCGAATCTTTTCGCGCCTGGGAGAAAACTTGGATTGCGCACGGCTGGAAACCCCGAATTCTGACATCGCGCCGCGCGCGGCAGAGTTCCCTTTTTGACGAAGTCGCCGAACGGCTGCCGCAGATTGAGATCGCGCTTCCGTGGCTCGCGCTCCATGCGGCCGGCGGCGGGTGGCTGATCCCCAAGTCGGTCCCGAATACTGGCTTCCGTCCGACACGCCGTCGGAACCGGGTCATTTTCTACCATCCGGGCCTCCTCTGGGGCTCCGCGCGTGGGCTCGAAGAGATCCTGCGCACCGCCTGGACCAAGGAGTGGGACAAGTTTTTTCTCGCTCACTTTAAGACCACCAACCTTTTCGAATGCTAGTAGACTCGGCAGAACGTAAACTGGCGTCCACGGTAGCGTCGCTCGTGCATTCCCACGATTTGATATCGGCGGCGCGCGAGGTTTCTGACTATTGCCGGCTGAGTATCCGGATCGAGAAGGAGAACACCGCCATGGAGTTGCTCCAGCATTACCTGCATCACCTTCTTAACTCCGGCGCGCCGGAGGAAGCGGCCGCGATGCTCTGGACGAAAAATCAATTTACTTCCGAGCCGCAGTTCACGAAAGATCTGTGGAACCTGTTTGAGACTGCGAATACCGGCCTTATTATGGGGGCCGCTTCGTGCAGTAAGAGCTACGGCATCGGTGTGCGGCTTTTCCTGGAATGGATTCGAGATCCAGAATGGACTACAGTGCAAGTGATCGGCCCGAGCGAGGATCACCTGGAGCGCAATCTTTTTTCGCATCTGGTTCGATTGCACAAAACCGCGACGTTGCCGATGCCCGGAGAAGTGGGCGATCTTTTCATAGGACTCGACCGGCGCAATCAGATTTCTTCGATAGCGGGGCTCGTGATTCCAAAGGGCAACACGAAAAAGGCGGGCCGGTTGCAGGGCGGAAAGCGTAATCCGCGCATCAATCCGCATCCCATTTTTGGTTCGCTTGGGCGCGTGTTCATTTTCATCGACGAAATTGAAAATGTTCCGGGGGGACTTTGGAACGACATCGACAACGTGCTTTCTCTCGTGGAAGAAGGGGGGAAGGTCGGCGGGTTCAAAATTTTCGGGGCGTATAACCCTACCAATCAGAATGATGAAGTCAGCAAGCGCGCGGAACCGGTGACGGGTTGGGAGAATTTCGACATCAATTCGCACTATCGATGGAAGTCGAAACGCGATTGGGACGTGCTGCGGCTGGACGGCGAGCGCTCCGAGAACGTAATCCATAAACGCGTTATTTTCCAGGGTTTGCAGCATGTGGCGGGGTTAGAAAGGATCGCGCGCAACGCGGGCGGGCGCGAGACAGCGGGGTATTATTCAATGGGGCGCGGTGCGTATCCACCGACCGGCATTTCACTTTCGATAATTCCTCCGGGCATGATTCCGAAGATCCGGGGAGAATACATCTGGTATGACACTCCCGTGGCGGTAGGTTCGTGTGATCTCGCGTTGGACGGTGGCGACGCGGCGCCGTTCACACTCGGTAAGTGGGGACGGGCAACTGGCGTGAAGTATCCGCCGTCTATCGACCATCCGAATGGGCACACCGTCATGTTTAAGGATCGTTTTCATCGCGTGACGCCGAGGTGGGGGCTCCAGGTTGAGCAACAGGTTACCCTGCCGAAAGGCGAAACGGTGGCGATGAAAGATTCCGTCATCACGCTGGCCAAACGTTTTGGTATTCGCCCTCAGTTTCTTTGCCTGGATCAGACGGGGCACACCCGCGGCACCGTGGATTTAGTCAAGCATGAGTGGTCGAGTTCTGTGCACGGAGTAAATTATTCGCAGGGTCCGTCGGAAGAAAAATTGATGCAGGAAGACACGCAAACCTGCAAAGAATCATATGATCGAATGTGCGCGGAACTTTGGTTTGCGTTCAGAAGTTTCGCAGAGTTTGGATATTTGTTGCTGCACCCCGCAATGGATCTCACGTTGCTAGCGCCGCAACTTACGCAGCGACAATCGAAGCAATCAGGTAAGCAAACGAAGGTGGAGGCGAAACGGGAGTTTATGGCGCGGACGGGCCAATCGTCGCCGAATGAGGCGGACTCTCTTACGCTGATTGTGCATGCCGTTCGTAAAGGCTCCGGCTTCGTCCCGTCGATGAAACCATCGGACTCCGATTCACGTGATACCAACTCGGAGGATGACGACGACAGTTGGTCGTATCCGAATGGCGTTCGGATCGATGAATCCAACCGGGCAGACGTTTTGAATGATCGAATATCATAAATATGCTTCGGTTGCGGCTCAACATATCGCCTAAAGATGGCTACATTTTTAAAGAGACGGACGGCAGTCGACACAGCGCGGCATCTTGGGCAGAGCTTATCAAGAGGATTCGCCGTTATCGGCTACTTAATAAGTTGCCGTCGGGCGACCCGTCGGGAGAAATTACTTCTCAGGCTTGCGCGCGAGATTCTGGTATTTGTTTTAACGACGATCCTGTGACACGACAACAAACAAAAAAAGCAAGCACGAAAGGCCGAGTGCTCGCGTGGTTCTCCGAACTGCGCAAGAAGAAAAAGGCCGGCCACATCCTTTTCACGGATGGCGGCGTCATGACCGCCCGGGCCAGTATTTGTGTGACTTGCCCCTTCCATACGGAACTCCCGGGCGGATGCTCGTCGTGCAAAAAGGTGGTCAAGGAATTCCGAAAGGAAGTTTTAGGGGATCGCGGCCAGGACGGTCGGGTTCACGCGTGCGCGCACCTGGGCACGGATATACCGACGGCTGCGTGGCTGGACGAACCGCCCCTCGACGACGTGCCGGCGCACTGTTGGCGCAAGCGCAAATGACTATACCAAACCCTTTTCGTCTCCTCGTCGCGCTGGTGGTTGCCGGATATGCCCGGGTTGCTGGATACCAGATCTTGGCCGAGGAAGAGGTAGTCGACGAACGACAGGCGATCTGCGATCCCTGCCCGTTTCGGGACGGAGAGCAATGTGGGGTTTGTTCCTGCTTTATCGAGGCGAAGACCCGTATGAATACCGAGCGCTGCCCGAAGCGAAAGTGGTCGCGGGTATGGGTCCGTTCGAGCACTGTTTAAATGTCTATGCCGATGTCTGATTCTGAAGTTTCCAACGACGGGCTGATCCAAAGCCCGAAGATCAATTCGGCCGGCGAACCGACGCGGCACAGTGTCAAGGACGCCGGGATGGCGAAGGATATCGTCGAGACCCTGATATCGTCGAACCGAAACCGGCAGATCGTCAACGGGCGTATCCTGGCGAAGTATAACGCGGAGCGGCCTTACGATTCTTGTAAACTGGAGGCCGAGGGACTCGGGTGGCGCCAGAATTTTACCACGAAGCCGCTGCCGCTGATGATCGAGAAGGTCGCGCCGAGGTTTGTCGAAGCCGTCAACAGCCTTAAGTATCTGACGAATTCCTCGCTCTCGGACAAGTGGGAGAACTCGACCCAGAAGACGGAGAAATTTCGCAAGATCATCACCGAGACGATTCGCGCGCGCAAGGGCTGGCGCCCGCTGGTCGAAGACATCGCCTTCGACAACGCCCTTTTCGGCCACTCGGTTGTGGCGTGGCTCGACGAACTCTCTTGGTTTCCAAAAGCGTTCCATCAGGATGAAAGTTTTCTTCCGGACGGCGCGTCTCAATCGGTATACTCTGGCCAGATCATCGCGTTGAAAGAAGTATATCTTCCGCACGAGTTGTTTGCTCAGATCAAAGATAGAGAAGCCGCGGAAATGGTCGGATGGAAAATCCAGAAGACTATCGATGCAATTAATAAGGCGTCGCCGGCACAACTCAGAGAGCAACTTGGCAGTGCGACGAACGCGGAGACGTGGTATCAGAACGCCATTCGTGATCTGACGCTCGGGTCGTCTTATATGGCCGGTGCCAGCGTCATTACGGTGTATTCTCTGCTCGCGCGCGAGGTTGACGGCAAGGTGAGTCACTATCGGCTGGCCGGAGAGGGCCGCGATGAGATTTTTTCCAAGGAGGATCGGTTTGAGTCGATGGAAGCGTGCCTCGCGTTCTTTTCTTATCAGAAGGGAAATGGGAAAATGCACGGAAGCAAGGGCGTGGGGCGAGATATCTACGAATTGGCCGGCATGCTGGACCGAACCCGTAATGAAATCGTCGACCGCTCGATTTTATCCGGGAAAACTCTTATCCAGGGCGACATAAAGAGGATACACACTTTTAAAATGTCGATTGTCGGCGCCACGGCTATTGTGCCGAATGGTTGGACGGTGCTGGAGCAGAAAATTGACGGTAACATCGAGCCGTTTCTCAAGTTGGATGCTTACTTTTCTATGCTGGTCGACCAATTGGTCGGCAATGTGTCGCCCCCGAAGCTCGAAGGCGAGGCGTTTCGTTCGTCGACGGCCTGGAACTTGGTTGCGCAAAGGGAGGAGGAAAGTAAGGATGCAAAAATCGGTCGATTTTTGGAGCAGTTCGTCGATATGGTTGGAACTATGCAGCGAAGAATTTGCGATTCCGATACCGATGATGAAGATGCGAAGGCCGCGCGCAAGAAACTCAAAGAATTTTTGACGGCCGCCGAGTTAAAAGAACTTTCCGAGCAGCCGGTCGCCGGCACGGTTCGGGATCTCACTCCCCTGGAGCGCCAAATGGTCGCCGCGGTGGTTGCAGAGAAGCGTGGAAATCCGCTATACAATCAGCGGCAGATGGAGATCGAAGATTTGAGTGCGCGCGTGGGCGCAAATTTCGCCGAGCGTGTGTTGATTCCGGATAATGACCCCACGGTGGAATCGGAGCAGCAGCGGTTGCAGCAGTTAGAATTGGTTCTTCTATCGTCCGGCCAACCAGTGCCCGTGAGTCCGCGCGATAATCATCAAGTCCACTTGAGCGTCATAATGCCGGTTGCGGAACAAACCGCGGCCGCGATTATGCAAGGCGGCGCCGAGACCGTAGCGCTGGAGGCAATTCTAGCCCACATAACCGAGCATTACAATCGAAGTTTGGAGCAGGGCGCTCCGAAAGAACAACTTCAGCAAGTCGCGGACCTCGTCAAGAATACCGGCAAGGTGCTCGCGGAGCTAAAGCAGTTAGACCAACAAGCCGCCGAGTTACAATCTCAACCCCCACCCGAATAACCATGTTCACCTACTATGGAAATCACCTCCGACTCATTACCCTGGGATTCCGACGATATTGCTGTCTGGCAAACTTTTCTTAACTCTCGAACCGGTCAGCGACTCATTCCGAAGATTCTCGAATCGACGCCCGAACTGCTCGGTTCCGCTGATACTAACGCGATTCTCATTCGTTCCGGGGAGGTTCGGGGTTTCCAGGAGTTCGCTCGAACGATGTTGAGTCTTTCCACGTATCCGAAGCAAGTTATTTCGGAACCCGCGACAAATTACCCGTCCCTTACAGATGACCGAAGCTGGAATGACGGAAACAAAATTCAACCATAACCCATACCAATATGCCTGACCAACCGAAAACAAACAACGCAGAGCACAACGCAGAAATCGCAGCCAAGGTAGCGGCGCAAGACGCCGCAGGGCAGTCTTTGGCACCGGCTGCTTCTCCCGATACGTCCGTCGCACTTGACGATTTGTTGAAAGCCGCCAACGAGAAGAAGGCTGCCGATGCCGAGGCAGCGCTGGAGGTGGAACCCAAACCGGGCGATGAGCCAAAACCGGATGGTGATCCCAAACCGGGTGACGAACCGAAGGCTGGCGATGAACCGCCGGTGAAACCTGCAGCCACTCCGCCCGTTACTCCGCCGAAGGACGATGCCGCGGAAAAACGCGCCGCCGAACTTTTCAAGGACTCGCCAGGGCTTCCCGCGGGTGCTAGCCCCAAGTCTTCCGAAGCATTTTTGTCAGTAAAAACCCGAGCGGCCCAGGAAATTTCCAAACTGGAGCAACAACTTGCGGACCTTACGAAAGCGAATTCTGAGTTCTCCGAGAAACTGAAGAACCCGGTGCCGGCGGAAGTGACCAAAGAATTGGAAGACCTTCGTCAGTTTCGCGCCCGGCTGGACGTGGACCTGGACCCGAAGTTCAAGGAATACGACAAGGCGGTCACCTCGGCCCAAGATTTCATCTACTCTCAACTGAAGAAATCCCCCGCGGTCACAGACGAGACAATCGCCCAGATCAAGAAATACGGCGGACCGGAAAACGTCAACATGACCAAGATTTTCGAGGTGATCAAAGATCCGACGATCCAGCGGTTGGTGGAGACGAAAATCGCCGACATCGAGCAGCAAAAATTCAACAAGGAGCAGGCGATCAAGTCCGTCAAGGAGAATATCGGCCAGTATCTCTCGGAACGAGAGCAGTCGTTTAAACAGTCTGCCGTGTCGCATACTACCGCAACGAAAACGGAACTGAATCAGTTGTTGCCCAAAGTCGAGTGGCTGACAGAGAAGACGGCGCCCGCCGGTGCGGACGACGCCACAGTCAAGTCGGTCAAGGAACATAACGAGTTTGTCGCCACGACGCGCAAGCAACTCGACGAAGCCCTGGCGGATGATAGTCCGCAGATGCGCGCGATAATGCTCGTCGGTATGGCCCAACTTTTTAATCTTCAGAAAGTCAATGCGGCGCAGAAAGTCGGGATGGAGTCGCTCCAGAAAAAATTGGACGACGCGAACAAACTGATCGAGCGTCTTAAGTCTCCGAGCCGGTCGAGGGAGTCGGGCGCTCCGACGAATCGCCCCGAGCCAGTAAAGACCAAGGACAACTTTAATATCTCCGCCGGAGACTCATTGGACAGTCTCCGAAAGCAGGTAATCGAAACTCGGCAGAAAGCCGCGGCTGGAGTCTAATGGAACCGGAAGTTGGAATCGTGGGGGGCGCCGTGACGCCCCTTTCTTCTGTCGCCATCTTCAAAAAGAGGGTGATGCTGGTGTACCCATGGCTCAAGCACGTGCACCCGATTACGTCATTCTGCGTTTCGCAACTCGCAGACAAGCGGCGGACATCGTCGATGCTGAATTTCGGCGACGCGTTCGTGGCGCACTCTCGTAACACTTGCGCGGATCTTTTTCTGAAGTCGGACCTGGAATGGATGCTGACTATCGACGACGACATGCTGATTCCATTCGGGAACTCGGCGTGGTTCAACGGGCATATGGGATACGAGGTTCCGGAACCATTTTCGAAGTTCAACGCCATCGACCGGCTGCTTTCGCACGGCAAAACGTTAGTGGGCGCGCTGTATTTTGGCCGATGGAAAAACGGGTATCCCGTTTACAACGAGGGAAAGGCAGAGGCAGAGTATGTGCGAACCGGCCCGCAAGATGTGTGCAAGCCGACGCGCTGGGTTGGCACCGGCTGTATGATGATTCATCGGAGTGTGTTTGAGGACATGGAAAAGCGGTTTCCGCACCTGGGCCGCGGTCCGGATGGAATGGGCGGACACTGGTTTTCTACCTCGGAGCACAACCTACTCGACCACGTGCACCGGACGCATAAATTTTTGTCCGCGGGTCCGATGACGGGCGAGAAAGCACTCAAGGCGTATGAAATGCTGGACGGCGCCCTTCGGGACGCGAAGCGGAAGTCCAGCCTTGGGATGGGTGAGGACAGCCAGTTTTGTATACGAGCGGCAGAGTCGGGGCACCAGCCCCATGTCGATCTCGGCTTGCTCTGCGGGCACATTGGGCACCACGTTTACGGTCCAAGAAAGATGGAATGAGCAACAAAATACTCATCACGATTCTGTTTTGGAAAAACGACCGGGCACAAGCCATGAAGTTGGCGCGGCTGCTCGCGGATTTGGAACCGGACCACTCCATATCGGCCGATATCCTTTTCGTCTCGCGGTTCGATTGCAAGCACGATGTCGAGACAGAGAAATACGCCGCTCGCAAGTTCAACATCTACTCCTACACGAGCACGCGCCGCGGTGTGGGTTGGCCCCTCGGCTGCACGTCGATTTTCTTTGGGGCGATGGAATGGATTTATCACAAGATGGCGGGAGGAAAAATTCCGCAGTATAAAGCGGTCCTCATCCTGGGGGCCGACAGCGTGCCGTTGCGTCGAGACTGGCTGGCGCAGATGCACATGGCGTGGGACGCCGCGAATAAAGTAACTGAAATTTGTGCGGCTGGCGCGCTGATTCCAAATCCCGCACGAGACCACATCAATGGCGATTGCTGTATGCTGTCGGGGAGTCTTTCGTTTTTGAAATATCTAGCGGTAAACGTAAGTGACGGCACGGTGGGATGGGACTGGGCACTCGCACCGGAGTTTAAAAAGCGGGGTTGGGCCGATTTTCCTTTCGTAAAAAGTTTGTGGCGGTGTCCGACTTTTACTCAAGAAAGTTGGGACCAGTTTACGGCTGCGAGAGTGTCGTGGATTCATGGGGTAAAGGATTTTTCACTTTTGGAATTGAGCAGAAAGAATTTGTTGTGAACAATTCAACTTTAGTTTCGGTTCACGGGTATGCCGGCGATGCCCACCAGGTTCGAAACGCCCTGCCGCTATACGAGCATCACAATTGTTCTGTTGTAATTTTTTCGCCGAACGATTCACGGATTGAAAAAATGGGGCCGCACATTTGTCGTTTCGAAGGCAAGAGGGCATACATAGGCTGGGATTCTTTGGAGCGGCAGCGGCTTCAGATGCACGCGCTGTTGGACTATCCATTCGAGTGGTTTCTCATGAATGATTCCGACAGCGTGTGCCTATCTCCGAAAATTCCGGACTACGTTTTCGCCGAGCCAGAAGTTCTCTGGTCGAATGAAGTCTCTGATATGATGCACCATCGTGCGGCCGGCTATCCGTGGCCCCGACTGGCGTTTCAACCCCCGTATGTAATGTCTCGGCGGGTTATAAAGCGGCTGTTAAGCGCGGCTGATAGAAAAAATATTTTTGATGGGCAAACACCTTTTATCGATTGGTGCCTCTGCGCGTGGGCAGTAGCATCCGGCTGCCCCCATAATAACTTTCGCGACGGCGCTAGCTACCCAACAACAAATTCCCCAGAAGGGCTAGCCGTAATGCGGCGAGTCGTCAGCACGCAAGGTAAAGTTTTTGTGCACTCTATAAAAGAAAAGCGCGTCCTCAACTGGCTCGTGCACGACCACTCGTCGTATATCAAACAGAAACGACGGTTGAATCCGGGGCAGAAGATAGTAAGCGTTTCCAGCCGACGACGATGAAAGGTAACCCGAGCACCCGAGTAGTTATTTTTGGATACGCTGGTGACGCGCACCAAATCCAGGCGTTGCTGCCATACTATCTGCACCATCGCTGCCCGGTGACCGTTTTCTCGCCGGAAGACGCACCGATCAAGCCCTGGGATAACGACGGCACCATCGCCGACGTGACTTTCCGCACCGGCGGAAAGCGATGCTACATCGGCGAAGATGCAATCCGGCGCCAGGAGATCCATATGCGGATGATGCTGGAATTTCCAGAGCAGTTTTTCTTCGCGTGCGACGCGGACTCACTTTGCCTAGACCCGTTGTTGCCGGCGTATCTCTATAAAGACTCGGAGACGCTCTGGTCGAATGAGATCTCGGACTTGATGCACGAACGTCCCGCGGGCTACGAGTTGCCGCGGATTGCGCTGCACCCGCCCTGGTTCTTCTCTCGCGCCGTCATCAAGAAACTTCTTTGTTGGTCGACGGTGCCGACGCCGGACCCGATTACGCCGGTGATTGATCACTGGTTGCTCCAGTGCGCGCGGCTCGCGGGGGTTCCGCACAAGGATTTTCGAAACGGATCTGTTAGTTTTCCTAGCGAAAACGACGAGTTCCACTTCGGCGTCATGAGTGGCAAGGTCCGCTACGCCGGCACAGTTTTCGTTCACACAGTTAAATCCAAACGAGTGCTCAACCGACTGGTTGAGGATCGAGAATATTATTTAAGGCACTATGTCTGATCTCATTGTAGTTTGTGGCGCCGGGGGCTTCGTTGGCCGGCGATTGGTTCAGCATTTGGCGGAACGCGGGCATGAGGTTCGAGCCGTGACTCGCCAGACGCACGATCTTCAAGACCCGGCGCAGTGTCGCGCCGCCATTGCCGGCGCGCGATGGGTTTTTAATTTGGCGGCGAAGGTCGGCGGCATCGATTTCATTAGCCGTAACAAGGCGTCGTGCATGATGTCGGCGCGGATCAATCTCAACCTGTTGGAAGCGGCGGCGTCGCAGGATACCGCTCGGTATTTTTTCTCGTCGTCTTCGTGCGTGTATCCAGACGGGATCGAATACCTCAAAGAGTCAGATGCGTATCCGGCCGACCCAATTGCCGGTTATGGCTGGGAGAAAATTTTCAGCGAGCGGGCCTGTCTTGCGTTTCAAGAGCAATATCGGCTGTCAGTCAGCATCGCACGATATCACGGGCTGTATGGCCCGGGAGATATTCGGGAACAAGAGCGAGATCATGTAATCGCTGCGCTGTGTCGAAAAGTCGCGGAAGCTAAATTGAGCGGGCGTCACGAAATCACGATCTGGGGAGATGGTAATCAGACGAGAAGTTTTCTCTACATCGACGATTGTCTGCACGGCACCTCGAAAATGGTTTTTGATGGCGTGACGGGTCCGGTTAACATGGCGAACGCTCGGTGTGTCTCGATTAACGAATTGGTGGGATTGCTTGAAGATATCGCTGCCGTGAAGCTGACTCGGTTTTACAATTCGGCGGCGTCGACTGGCCGTCAACACAAGTGTAGCGACAATACACTCATTCGTGAGTTGATGAATTGGGAACCCATGACGCCGATTCGGACTGGTTTGGAGAGGACGTATCGCGCGTGTTGGGACAGTTTGATAAAACAATGAAAAAAGCACTCATTACTGGCGTGTCGGGTCAAGACGGCAGCTATCTCGCAGAACTCCTTTTGGAAAAGGGCTACGAAGTCCATGGGATCATCCGTCGGTCTAGCTCGATCAACACCGGGCGCATCGACCATATTTTCGACCGGCTGCATATCCATTACGGCGATCTGAGTGATGGCAGTGCGCTTGCGCGGCTAATGTCGAAGATCGAACCGACGGAAGTTTACAACCTGGGCGCGCAGTCGCACGTGCGCGTTTCTTTCGATGCCCCAGAATACACCGCTGATGTGGGGGCCCTCGGCACCGTTCGGCTGCTCGAAGCAATTCGTGCGGTGGGGTGCAAACCTAGATTTTATAATGCCGCGTCGTCAGAAATGTTCGGTAAGGTTCAGGAAGTTCCGCAACGCGAAACGACGCCTTTTTATCCTCGAAGTCCGTATGGTTGCGCAAAGGTGTTCTCTTTCTGGTTTACCACTAACTATCGCGAGGCGCATGACATACACGCCAGCAATGGAGTTTTGTTTAACCACGAGTCCCCGCGGCGTGGTGAAACTTTCGTGACGCGCAAGATCACGCGCGCTGTCGCGAACATTTTGAAGAAGAAACAGAACCATTTGTTTCTTGGGAATATTGACGCAAAACGAGATTGGGGATTCGCCGGAGAGTTCGTCGACGCCATGTGGCGGATGCTCCAACAGGAGACTCCTGATGATTACGTTATCGCTACCGGCGAGACTCATACCGTTCGCGAGTTTCTTGACGAAGCCTTTGGCTATGTGGGGCTTAACTGGGAAAACTACGTTCGTAACGACCCCCGGCTTTTTCGTCCGACGGAAGTCGACTTGCTGATCGGCGACGCCTCGAAGGCCAAGCGGCAACTTGGCTGGGAGCCGAAGACGAAATTTGTTGAATTGGTCCGCATGATGGTTGACGCGGATCTCGCGGCCGAGCACTGATTGATTGACGGTGCCTAATTCTCCTGGCCGGCACCCCGGGAAGCGGCCTTAACGCTGGATGGCCCACAGCGAGTCTGAACAAACTACCTTGCAGGGGTAAATTTCTGCAACCGGGTAAGCGCACGGAAAACCGCGCTGTTTAGAAAAAAAAAGGCCATATGCCAGATTTTAACGAGTGTGATGCAGATACAATATCTGACATCGCATCAAAAGACAGTAACCGTATTGTAGGCAGTATTGCCCGTGCGCTTGCTGCACACTCCCCCTACATTAACGTCATCGGCGGCGGTGTATTTCCGGCTGGTGTTTCAGACAACCACCGGAGCGTGGTCCAGATGCAGGCTGCGCCCGGCGATTCTCTCGCCATTCCGCAGTTTGTGTGCGATACCGAACTCTGCGGCAGCCTGGGTCACCAGGATTTGACCGATACCATCGAACTGAACTGTCGACTCGAATCGTTTCGCGGTCGCGGTCCGAATATCTGCGTCAAGAAAGGCTATTCCGCCTTCAAGGGCAGCTACACGATGGCCGAAGATTCTCTCAAGAAGCTGATTACGCAGTATATCAACGCGGACATTCGTGCGCAGTTGTATCTGCGGTCGGCTTCGAAGTTCACGGCGAACGCCGGCTACGACTTCAATTCGCTGTTTACAGGCGGCTCCGAGTGCGACCTGGGCGTGAAGTTTGCGCCGCTGTTGCCGACTGGACCCATGACCTTCAAGGCTCTGCACTACATTGCCCGGTATCTCAAAGAGGTGCTTTTCGGTGAGTGGTATTCGGCCGACAAAGGAATGCCCCATTTCCGCTTCATCGGCGGCTCCGACCAAATCGAGTATTTTCGCTCGGAAATCGGTGTCCAAAACGTCATGTGTTGCCTTACGGAAGGTGGCTACAAACTCGGCGAGAATACGCTGACCGCGTATTCATTCGAGTCCAGCCCCGCGTATCGCGGCCTTGCGTTCGGCGTGGATCAGCGGCCTTTGCGCGCTACTGGCTTCAATGCCGACGGCACGCTTGCGCTTGTCGACCCGGTGACGATCATCTCGAACGCGTGCCGAAATACGGCTTACGCGAAAGTGAATCCTGCATGGCTGGCTGCCGAATACGAAGTCGGCGTCCTGATTGCCGAGGGTTCGTTTGAACGTCAGGTGCCCGAGCGCTATGTTGGCGAAGGCAGCTTCCGGTTTGCGCCGCAGCTTCATGCCGGCGAACTCGACTGGCACTACCAGATCGACAACAAGTGCAATCAGTGGGGTGATTTCGGCTGGCACAAGTATCAGATTACTCGTGCATATTGTCCGATGCGCCCGCAGCACATCATTCCAATTCTGTATAAGCGCTGCCCGGCCGATTTGGGTCTGGTTGATTGCGCGGACACGGATTCGCTGGCCTTCTCCGGCGCAGACAGCTTCACTAACGTGGGCGTGTGCTGCGACGTGGTCGAGTGCGCGGACCCGGTTTGCGGTGACCAATGCGATAACTAAGCGCCCGGTTTAATTCATCGGGGTAAGGTGAACGAGGGGCGGGCGGGAAACTGCCTGCCCCTTCTGACTTATGAAAAGTGATAATGCGATTTTGGGATGGGTCAGTTTGAATGTATTACTCCAGGGAATCAAGTCCGCGGTTATCGCCGTCGAACCGTATCTGGCATCTGTCCTCACCCTCAGCCAGATTGCCGTCGCCGTTGCGACGGTTATCCTCATAGTCTACAAGATCCGCGCGGCGCGGAAAGCGGCCAAAGTCTCCGACGATGAATAAACTGTTGCCGATCCTGTTGCCGATGTTGTTACTGCTTTCAGCCTGCCAAACTGCGACTCGCGGCGGGTGGGCCGGGTTTGCCTCTCCAGGCTTTTCTGGCGGGGTTGGCCAGCCGGATAACCCGAAAGACGCCAGCACAGGAGAGTATGTAGAACTCCGGCCGGACGGCACGAGGATCACGTGGACTACGAAGATCGGCGCCGCGCAGAAAAATATCTTGGCGGAAACGGCTGCGAAGCTTTCTGCCCTGCGACCGGTTATGTTTATTGGCATCGGACTTTTTGTCCTCGGTGCTGCTTCGCTCGTCTGGCCCCCGCTCAAGGCGATTGTGGGAAGCGCGACAACTTCTGCCGTGGCGATGATCGCCGGGCTCGGTCTTACGATTTTGCCCACTGTTGTAGTGGGGAATGAACTGTTAATTTTATGTGTCGGGATCGGCGCGGTGGCGCTCTATTGGTTCAGCCATCGGCACGGATCGGCTCGGGCTGAGGCAAAACTTTTGCGGGAGAAGATGTAATATGTCTTGTTGCAATCCATGTAACACGGTCTCGGAGACGAACACCGCGGCGTGCGAATCGCTGCCGTCTCAAATTCAGAATTTCACCACTCAATTTTTTGGTGCCGTCATCAAGACAGAAGTCGACGGCGCGGTAACGTGGTCGCTTCCGTGCGATCTTGACGTGGGGTTGGAAAACAATCCGCGCGCCGAGGGTGAGGGTCTCGCGTGCTATTTCCTGCGGCTCTTTTCAGATGGGATTGTGGGGCTGACTGGGCCGCAGGGGAATCCCGGCACCAACGGTGCAGCAGGACGCAATGCGTATACTGTCACGCTTGCGAGCTTTGTGCAGCCGTCGTTGGAGCAACCCAACGTCCAAGTTGCCACGTCGGCGAATCCCGCGATCCTCGACGATCTCTATGTTTTCATCGCCACGTCGGGGTGGTATCTGGTCAATGAGGCGGACCCTTCCGGGGTGCTTTTCCTCACGATGGTGAAAGCCGTCGCGGGGGCGCCAGCGGTGATTACCGCGGGTAAGTTGGTCGTTCCGTCGGGATTCCCGGGTGCCAGTATCCAGGGGGAGCAAGGGATTCAAGGACCGCCCGGCGCGACCGGAAGTCCTGGTGCGTCCTTCACTGCGACGAACGGATCATTTTCTGTTCCCTCAGGAACCAATTATGATACGCAAGTTGCGTATGCCGCGGTAGACTTCACGTCCTCTGTTCCCGAGGTGTTGTTACCCGCAGAGGGGAGCTATTTGATTACGGCAGTGGTCGGCGTTATCGGTCTTGCGACGGTGGCGGCAACGGATAAGGTAACCTTGAAACTTCGAAATACCTCCGGGACTCCTGTCGATGTGACGGGCTCGGAGAAGGGGATTTCAAACATCATCGTAGGTGAGGAAAAGCAAGTCATCCTCAACTCGATTGCGGAAACTACCGCCCCAAATCAAACCGTAGCGCTTTTTGGCAAGGCGACGACTTCCGACAAGATCGCTGTCGTCGCGAACGCAACCACGTTAACATTTGTGAGGATTGAATGAGTTGTAAACGAGGCACGTTTACTCCGAAAGTGACGGGTGATAACGGCGTGAGCCTGTGTTGCCCGCCGATTGGTGGGACGAAGACCGTGGGTTCTCCGGCCTATGTGCTGACGGTTCGAAATCCGCCTGGGACTCTTCCCGCCGAATGCTTTATCATTTTGGAAGATGAAGAAGTTCCGGGAAATGTTGTTCCGCTAACGGAAGACAACGGGGAACTCATTTGCATTGACGAGATATGAAAATTTCTGAAATTCCGTTGTGGACAGAAACTCCCGTCGAAGGGGATGTTTTAACTCATGTCGAGATATCGCCAGGGACGAAGCGATTGCGCCGAGTGCCGAGAGAAAATCTATCCGGACCAGCGGGTATCCCGGGGGCCGATGGTGCTGACGGTGCTGACGGTGCTGACGGTGCTGACGGTGCTAACGGTGCTAACGGTGCTACGGGCGCCACAGGTGCGACGGGTGCCACAGGTGCGACGGGCGCCACCGGTGCGGCTGGACCGCAAGGCCCAACCGGACCCGAGGGGAGTTTTCCACACTCCGTTTTAGCCTATTCGGCCACTACGGATCTGAATTTTGACGCGGATGATTACCGCTCATTAACCCTAGCGGGGAATGTTACTTTCACGACCTCAAATCGGGGGGCGCCGAAAGCGCTGTCGATCCGCATCATCGGCGATGGTTCTACGCGCACGTTGACCTTTCCGGCGTGGAAGTTTGTGGGAGCCGCCCCGCCGGCCAGTCTTGCGGCGAATAAAATCGCGATTCTGTCGGTTACGTGTTTTGGTTCTGCTGATACCGATATCGTGGCGGCGTATTCGGCGGAACCATGAGAAGTCTTTCACTATTAGATCTTGCGTTTCTGCGCCAATCGTCGGGGCAGTTCGCGAACATACCTAACGACGATTTTGAAGATTACAATGACGCAGAAGTGCTGAATGGACTCGATGGCGGCGAAGACGGCAACAATATTTTCGTTATCGAGTGGACTTCGGTTTATGTAGACCGAAATCTTTTCATGGGGTTGCAAGCGCTCGATGAAATGGACGATTATTCAAATTCCGACCCGTTGCAAGGACTCAACGGCGGGTTTGGATTTTCTGCTGCGTATCAGGATCACGAGGTATATACGGGTCGCAAGGGTGAGGACGATATGGAATCGTATACGGATACTGCCGCGCTGGACGGGCTGAACGGCGGGATCGGTTGGGTCTCGGCTTACGTGAACCACAATTTTTGATTTTATGGCATCTGTAATTATTGCGCGCACTATAAGTGCCGCCACTGAAAAAGCGATTGCGATGGAGAACTCCGCTTTCGCTCGGACGCTGAGTATCGGCACGAGTTGGACAAAAATCCGCGTCGGTATTCGATTCCATTTTCGAGACCTCGGTTCCGCGCCTTCCGGCACACCGCGATTTGCTATCGGATTGTGTAGCGGAACGACGAACATCATGGGCGATGCGTCTGTGACTCATTGGGTCGGACTCATCACCAACACCGCAACGTGGGGCTACGCCGCGGGGTCTCATTACGGGTCCATCGATCTTGTGGCGGCAAAAAAGGTCGGTAGCACTCTAACTACGGGAACATCTTTGTCGGGGGCGGCGATGGGGATTCCCGCGCGCGCGGCTGACAATGTCCCGGACAGAATGATGCTGTTCGCCGATATCGAGAAGGGCTCCCCGAACTTTGCGTTTTCGGCATTCTGGCCCGGTCCGATATCGGTCATCGACGTGTCGAGGGCTCAGTTTTTGTCGAGGATGGAGGAGTCGACTCCCTCGCCTTTTTCGACTCACACGTTCACGACCGGCGGGTCTCTTGCCGTTTCCGAAGCGGATGGGGTTCTCAATGCCGTTAATTTCGCCTGGGACCGTGCGTCATTTGCCGCCGAATTGTGCGACATCGCCGTCGCTCGGTTGTCTTAAACTCACACTGTTTGATATATGCCAAAAGTTAACATTTCTTTAGGTCAAGAATGGGGCGAAATGATGCCCGAATCGCCGAAGCGCGATGAAAAACGGTATCCGACGCTGCACATCGACGGCGATGAAGAGATCGACTTCCCGCACGAGGGCGAAATGACGGTCCGATTCAAGAAGGTTTCCAGTTCGATGAACGAGCGGGAGGACGGCAGCAAAAACTATTCGTGCACCCTGGAGATCAAGAAGATCGTCGAATTGTATCCGGATAAGGATGACCGCGACGAACCGCGGACGGGAGACGAACTGGACCGGCTGGCGAAGCTGTTGACGGAAAAACGCGGCGCCAAGGGAAAATCGAGCTACTAATATGTTCCGCGTAATCGATGTCCTTGACGACGGCAAGAAAATTCTTGGCGCCTGCGATGACCTCAAGTTTTTTCGTTGGCTCGGCGACGCGGTGTCTCTCATTGTCAACAAGGGCGACTTTGAGGGGTGGAAGGGCTGGCTCGATATCTGCACCACTGGCGACGGCAAGTGCATAACGCTTCCGCGCGAAGTCGAGACCGTCATTTCGGTTAACATCTGCGGAAAGCCAGCGCTTGGGTTCGGCACCCTTTTCAATTTTCACCTCAATGGTCCCGGCGACGGCGGCGGTTGTTCCTGTGATTTTTCCTGGCAGGACCAGGGACAATGGCATTCGACTTATCGGGATCTCGCTCGGCCGGCGAAACTCGTAGTGTATCTTCAGACCGAAGATGACAACGGCGCCGAGCTTACAGTCTTTGGCTACGACAGCGCGGGCAATGTGCTGCGCCATGAAGTGGCCGGCGAATGGAAAAATGGGTATCGGGTGCCGACGATTTACGGAATGGCGGTCTCCGAGCAAGGCGCGCCGCTGATCGCCCGGATTACCGGCATTTTCAAGTCGAGGACCGTAGGCACGGTTCGGCTTTCGACCCTCGACGACTCGGGCTCAACGGGGGTTACGCTCGGCTTTTATGAGCCCGACGAAACGCTGCCGCAGTATCGAAGAATTAAAATTAACCGGTGCGCGCCGTGGGTTCGGATTGCGTATAGAAAGACAACGCCGATTTTCCACAGTCGATACGACCACGTGCCGCTGAAAAGCCGGATCGCGTTGCTGATTGCGCTTACGGCGACGAAGCATTACAACGAATTTAAATTTGCCGAAGCACATGCTGCGGAAGCAGACGCCGCGCGCATGGAAATAGAGGCGCAAGACAAAGCCGAGCCGACGACGACCCTCAACCCATTGCAAGTGGTTGATCGTTCATCCTCGCTTCGGGATAAAGGTGACGATATCGTTTAAACGTGCCAACGGCTCACTCCATAGACTACGACGGAACGTTCTTCCGCGGAGCAAAGTCGGATAGCGACCCGGGTCAGCTTCCGCTTGGGTATTTCTTCAACGGGATCAACTTGATCAACATCGGCGGCATTCTTTCGTGCCGCCCCGGATACCGGTGTATCATCAAGTTTCCGGAGGGGAGTCTTCAGGGCGCTACCTTGTTTCGTCCCAAGGTTGGGTTGGAGCAGATCGTCGTCGCCATCGACGGGGTAATCTATGTCGCGGACTATCCGTTCTCAGATTTTCGCTTTCTTCCGAATGTCCAGATGTCGCCGCACGCGAAGCAAATGTTTTGGGCGCTGACGACCCAGTCTGCGCGCCGGCTCTCGACGGACTTCGTCTCGGCAATTGAAGTGATTCCGCCGCGCAACGTGCTGTTTATCCAGGACGGAGGGCTAACGGCCCCGGCGTGGTATGATGGCAGCCAGAGCGGCCACATCCGCGGCAACCCCTTTGAAACTCCGGCGGGTAGCGCAATGGTCTGGACTGGCGACCGGCTGTGGGTAGCGCAGAATGACAAGGTCTTCGCCAGCGATATCGGGAACCCGTTTTCGTTCCGTGAGGAAATATACCTCGGCGGTCAGACGGCTTTCTTCTTTGACTCCGACGTAACGGCGATGTCGGCAACGCCGAGCCAGGATCAGCCCCAACTAATCGTGTTCACTGAACTCGCGGGCTCTGTGCTTCAAGCCAATATTCGTGAGCGGGCGCGCTGGCCAACGACTGACGATTTTCAAAAACAGGTTTTCAAAGTCGGCGCATCGTCCCAGCGTTCTATTGTGTCGCACTTCGGGAATCTTACGTGGTTTTCATCTACGGGAATCGTCCGGCTCGACGCCGCCATCGCCAGCAAGATCTCCGCGCGCATGCCGCTGCGGGATAACGAAATGATGACTTCGAAAACGCTGCTCGGTCCTGATCTGAGTCTCGTTGCCGGGGCCGCGTTCGGTCAGTATCTGCTGATGAGCGTGCCGGCGGCAGATCAGAAGAACAAGCACACGTGGGCACTCAACGATTGCAGCCTTGAGACGCTCCAAGATGACTCCGGCCCGTCGTGGATGGGGTATTGGCTCGGAACACGTCCTGTGGAATGGGTCTACGGGCACATCGCTGGTGAAGAACGAATTTATCACGTTTCTGCTGATGAAGATTGTCAGAATCGGCTCTGGGAAGCTTTTCTTCCGGAGCGGCTCGATAACGGGTGTCCGATTACGTGGGCTGTTGAGACGAGGGGATATTTTGGTCAAACGAGCCAAGTCGCCAAGCGGGCGCCCGCGGCCAAGTTTCGAAAATGCTTCTCCGATATTGCGCTGACGGGCATCGAAGAAGCGCTCGATCTGGCGGTATTCTATGCCGGCGGAATTCGGGGTGCGTATAAACACCTTCTGGCGAAGCGGATTTACGCAGAGTGCGGTAGTGTGATACACGATCAGGAAATTTGCGCTACTACAAAAATGTTTGCGCTCAAGGCCCAATCGCGGGAAGAACGGACGGAGGACGCAAATCAACAGTCGATTTCCGACGAGACGGGGTCGTGCCCGCCGGAATCTCCGCGAACGGAAGGAATCGACGAAAGTTTTCAATTGCTCATTGTAGGCCATGGCCCGGCGACGATCCGATGGATTCGGGTGTATGGTCTCGAAGAACCGGAACAAAATTCTGGAGATCCGGATGCGTGTATCGACGAAACTCGATTTAACGCAATTCGATTCGACGGCGCGGGCGTGCGCGCAGAAGATATCCAGGAAATGCTTGCGGGATTTACAGATTGCCCCCGGAGGTTCACCTCGAATCAGACCGCGACGGTGACGCAGTCTGGCTTCATCGCAACCGGAGTCGGTTTCGGGGAGAGCATCGTCTCGCAAGAGGCCGCGGATCGTGTTGCGATGTGCTGTGCGGTGCGACAGGCCGAGGTGGAGTTGCAGCAAACCATTCCGCCGACGCTGAGTTTAGGAGAAGGAGATAGCAGTGAATTCTGTCCTTGAAGTTCTTTTTCTCCGCCGGCCGAGCATCGATTATATTTCGTGCCCGGTTTGTGAATTTGATTTTTCGTCCTCTGGCGGTCCGGTCATCGTCCTCGACGCGCTTGGGCGGCTACTTGCGCCCTCGGGCTTCGTTATCGGCGGACGAGGGCGGTTTACACTGTCTTGGAATCACTACCCTGGCGCGCTATGCTATACTGTTTACAAAGCTGTAGATTCGAATAATCCGTTTGGGGAATACGTTGTGGTTGCCGAGTGCATCGAAGACCCGAGCATCAACCTGGAACCAGAAGGTCCAGGTTGCTATCGTGTCTCTGCGATCACGCCGAACGGCGAAACCGAACTTAGCGATCCGATTTGCAATGTCGGCGATTGCCCGTTCATTATCTCCGGCGCGTCTCCGACGTTTCAATCGGTTCCCGCGACTGATTCAGCCGAAATCACGGCGGAGGTTGGTAACGCCGGCCTCGTGGAGTTTTACCACTGGTATAAGGATGGTGTGCTGTATTCGGATACCACGCTGACGACCCAGAATGAACTTCATTTTTCGTCCGCGGCGCTATCTGATTCTGGATTTTATACCTTGATAGTTGGTAACGGCGGATGTGAGGACGAGTCGGCACCTTCTCAATTGGAAGTGACTTCAGTTGGTGGAACCGACCCAATTGCGTATTGGAAATTTGACGGGGGTTCTGATATTCAGCAACTCGATGAAGTAGGCGCATATGCGTTGACCGATAACGGCAGCACTCCGGGGACTCCGGGGGTTGTTGGGAAAATACTCGACGCATTTCGGTTCGACTCAAATAACAATCAACTCGTCGATTACGGAACGACACTAATTCCGGCGTTAGCTCCAACCGCAAGTGGGGCTGAATTTTTGTTTTGGGTTGTATTCGATACAATTACGACATTCGTTAGCGGCGGATTCACAAATAGGTTTAGTGTGGGGTATGTTTTGATTACCGACAGCGACGCAGCGAGTTTGAGCGTGGTTTACGATACGGTTGCGGACCCTCTAAATCTAATCGTCTCGTTCGACACCGCGACTATCACGGTGCCGTTTGTGCCTGTTCTTGGAACTTTTTACTTCTTCCGAGTCCAGTATAACGCTACAACGGGAAAAGTTAGATTCCAGATTGACAATGGCGCTGTCAGTGAAAGCGCAGGAACGCGCTTTTTAGCCGGCATACCCAATGGCGGGCTTGTGGGGCTCGGGACGGGTTCGTCGCTTGGAAACCAAATGAATGTCCGGGTCGATGAACTCGGAATTTTTAATATAGCAATGTCCGATGTCGAGGCGGCAACTTGGTGGAACGGCGGCGCCGGTCGCACTTATCCGTAAGGAATTTTTATGCTACAAAATACAAATTTGCTAATTTCATCCGCGCCGATACCGGCGACGTTCTGTGGAACGCCGGACGAGTTCAGAATCGCCATGATTCGCCGGATGAAAATTGTGTCGCCGACTGGCACCAACTTCATTTTCATCGGCGATAACGAACCTACGTCGAATGTGGGGCCATGGCTGCGGGGCGGAACGCAATGGTTCGTCTGGGATGAAGATCTGAAGCGCTACGTGCCTCTGGATATTTCCCAATCAGAACGGCAGTGGTATCACATCGGCGCGTCGACCCCCGCGACCTCCGATCCGCCGGTCTGGCTGAAGACCACGAACGATCCCTCGGAAGCAAATCCGTCCGTCGGCGATCCGATTAGCTGGTATGTTTTCAATGGCGCCGCCTGGGTGCCTTATAACAATATCGTCCTCAGCGGTCCGTCTGCTTCGCGGCCGAATAATCCAGTAGAATATCAACAGTTTTATGACACCACGATTTCGGCGCTCATCTGGTTTGAACGCAATGCATGGCGGACGGTATCCGGCGTGCCGGGCGATACTAAATTTGTTGGCCATGAAACACTAACGGAGGCACTGACTGCAAATCCCGGATGGGCCGTCTTCGGTGCCGGTAATCAAGAATTAAGAGGGCGACTAGTCAGCATGGCGACGAAAGACCCCGGTGCGACGCCGGAGACTGACTTAACCGTTGGCACTAACATTGCAGAACGCGCGGCTTATGAGGTTTTCGGTGAGGACAGCACCATGGCGATTGACAACACGCCCCCAAATATTCGGTATCCCGGAACAGTGGCGCTGTGGTTGCTGGTCAAGGAATAATGGCACTGTTTGATAGTGAAAAATGCGCCGCGCGAGCTACTTCCAAGCCAATTGGAATCCGCGCTTTTGCCAGTTTTTGAGCACGCGGTCTCCGAGATCCGGGACGAAAAAATGCAACTAAAATGGCCGTATTTTATCCGAGAGTGGGCGAAGTGGGTGGATCTCGGGTTCGCGCGCACTTGGGAATGCACTGGGGCGGTCGTCGGCGCGCTGTTTACACGGGATCTGTTCAGCGAGAACCCGCGTGCGCTTGTAATGTTCTGGTTGAGCACGCCGGAAGCCCGTCGGACTGGCGCGACGATTCGTGTGTTGGACACCTTTGAAAAAGCGGCCCATGCTTTTGGCGCAAAGCCCGCGGCGTCATTTAATCGCTCAGTCAGCCCGGATCGGTTAATGAAGGTTTATAGAAAACGCGGGTATGAAATGTCGGAAGTGATTTTTTCAAAATGAATGGTGTAGAAGTATTTGTTCCCTTGACAAAGGGATTCGTGGCCGTCGTGGATGTGGAAGACTGGGATAAAGTTCGTCCATACAACTGGCACGCCGCGCTACATAACGGAGTCCCGTATGCGGCTCGAACGATTCATGAACGCGTCCCCTATTCTGGTCCTACGCGTAAAGGCAAAACGGTTTTACTTCACTGTGCGATTTCTGGCATAGACAGTTCGTCCGATGTGGATCACCGTGACCGGAATACCCTTAACAACAAACGAGATAATCTTCGGGTCGCAACACGGTCACAGAACTATGCAAATCAAAAAGTGCGAAGCACAAATACGTCTGGATTTAAAGGCGTCAATTGGAGTAAATCTCATCGCGCGTGGTGCGCGCGCATTTGTGTAAATTACAAACGAGTAAATCTGGGCGATTTTTCGACGGCGGAAGACGCAGCCCGTGCCTATAACACAGCCGCACAACATCATTTTGGGGAATTTGCCAAATTAAATTTGGTTCCCTAAAAGAAAGACGTTATCGCAGATATTTTTGGAGCAGTAGGTCAAGTAGCGTCTGCGGCAATGCAGGCGGCGGCCATTAAAGAGGCAACCCAGTTGCAGATCGATGCGCTGGAGCGTCAGCGCGATTTTGTTTTCGATCAACTTGAACCCAGTCGCGTAAACCGTGAAGCGCTTCAAGCCGATATAGCACGTGCACAATCTCAGTTAGCCCTTCAGGGGGTTACCGATCCGGCGGCACTCGCGACCCGTTACGCCGCAGAGGATAAAATACTTCAGCAAGTTCTCGGCCTCGGCTCGGGCCCGGCCGATCAAGTCGCCCAGGTTGCCGCCCAAGAGGCGATAGCCGGCACGCCCGGGATGAACGAGGCGAAAAACGCTCTCGTCGATGCGGCCTTACAGGAATTACGACTTGGTGCAACACTGCCGCCGGATGTCCAGGCGGAACTCGTCCAGGCCGGACTTGAGCGCTCCGGTGAGACCGTCGGCGCCGCTACTGGTTCGCGTGGAACCTCCGGTCAACTACTCCGTCAGATCATCGGGTCCGCGGGTGTTCAACTACAGGCACAGCGCCAGGAACGCGCAGCCGCCCTCACGGAAGCCGCGTCGAACCTCGAAGGACGCCGACAGCAAATCCTCGGCACGTTATTTCCCAATTTATCGTCAATGCAGTTGAACACGTTGCAGGGCGCACAGGGCGCCCTCGCGCAAAGTGCGGCGATGGTGCCGCAAGCCGGGCTCAGCGGCGGTGATGTCGCAAAACTTTGGTTAGCACGCGTAGGGGCGACGAATCAATTAGCGTCTCAATCTGCCGATATCGGCATGGCCGGAGCCCTTAACCAAGCGGGTGCTTGGAACTCGGCGATTGGCGCCGGGACAAGGGCACTAGCGCCATACGTTGGTAGTGCGTGGAATTCATTGACCTCGCCGTCGACTTCGTCAAATGTGGCGAGTGCGTTAGCCTTTGCTTAATTTTATGGCCTGGACAGCAGCTAGTATTGTTCCGAGTATCGGCTCAGTCGTAAACCCGCGAGTGCAGAACCCCGGGCGTGCGCCGACGATGACTCAGATCGGGTCATCCGTGCCCGTTTCCGACAGTAGCTCACAACCGACGTTCCTCAACAATCCGGCGTCTTTTCTGAGCAACCAACTGAACCCATACGCGGACCTCATCTCTCGAATTCTGACACCCCAAGCGTCGCCCTCACTCCCGCCGGCACTCGCTCAGGCGTATGCGAATCAAGCGCTGGCGAACACAGAGCGACTCGAATTGCAAAACGCCGCGACGAAAGCGGCTCAAGAGTTACCTGGCCAGATCCAAGCGTCCCAGGCGCGTCAGGCAGCGATGCTTCCGTGGTCACTCTCCGGGCTGCCTACCGGACTTGGCTATCGTGACCCGCTGACCCCGTTTCAAGATAACACTTTTGCGCTTCGCGCACAGCAGTTCGGCGCTCCGGCGATTTCACCAATCAATTCCGGTTGGCTCAGCCCAGGGCTTTATTAATTTATGAAAAAACTTACCTCCCCCTTTAATTTGGAATACGCCCAGCGAAAGGCACCGCTAAAACAAGATAACAGTGTTAATCAATGGGGAGATTGGGATACTCTGCTGTCATTTTCCACTAGAAAACTCGGGGGTGGACCGCAGAAACGACGGTATATATTTCGAAACTCGAAAACCAATAAATCGGTCGACATAAGTCGCCCCCAGTTTTTGAAGGCTTGCGAAAGTTTTTTCTACCAAAACGCTAGCTTTGAAAAAGGCGAGATGGTATCATAATTTATGGCAATGGGCGATGCAACAGACCGACTTGGATCAATTAATCCATCGGATTTAATTGGCCGGGCCGTGGTGGAACCGCGCGCGGTCGAAAATTTGGCTAATGCTTTTCGTTCTGGGTTCATAACCGCGGACGACATTATTCAACGCAGCGGAGAATCCGCACAGCTTAAGCAAAAAGCCGAGGTGCAACTACTCTCTGAGCAGGTATCTCCCGAAGCCATCGCCGCGCGCGCAGCGCAACGTGATGCCGCTGCCGCACAAGCCGGTCTCGTCGGCGCGCAAGCCGGAGCACAATTACCTCTCGTCGAGCCGACGGCCGCACTTGCGGCAACACAGCTTGAAGAACAACAGGCGGTCCAAAAATATGGTCCTGGCGTGGAATACTTCAAAGCTCTGGCTCCCGAAGGTGGAGTCTCGGCGCCCGTCACGACGGAGGGAGCCCCGGACTACGGAAAACGTGCGCAACTCGGATTGCAGCTTTTCGAATGGAAGCAACAAAAAGAGCGCGCGAAAGAACGTCTGACTCCGGCACATTGGGAAAAGTCCCCCGACGGCACGCAGCTTTTCAAGTTCAATAAGCAGGGGGAGTTGATCACGCCGCAACTCGAACGATCACTCGCGACGCAAGCGGTTTCTAATTTTTCACAGATTGCCCCCGGCGCCGCCGTTACCGCACCGGCGCCAGCGGCTACAGTTACTGCAATCGAAGTAACCCCTGCACAGCGAGCAGCGGCAGTCGAACAATTTGGCGTTGAGCCCGCGCAAGCCGCCGTTATGACGGGCGCGGACATGAATGCGTTGGTCCAGCCGAAAACCGCATCAACCAGTCCCTCCGCTCTCGTTGAGCCGGCCGCGGGCGCAACCACTTTTCTTGGACCGGCAAAGGCGAAGGACGCGCCGGACAAGTTTGTTCCCGCGGAAGGCGTCAAAGATATTGCCATGAGTCGTCAGGCGGGCACTATTGCCAAGCGGCTGCAAGACCGATATACCGATTTGGTGAACTCTGAACCGAATCTCGTGGGGTTCATTCAAGGCCGACTCGCAACCTGGGCGAAGTCTAAAGAGTGGAACACCAAAGTGGCGGCTTTCCAACGCGACGCAACCGCCATCCTGGCGCCAATTGCCAAGGGCACGTATAACGAAACCGGCGTGTTGTCGGATAAGGATGTCGCCCGCTACGAAGGCGTGATCCCGTCGCTTCGGGATAGCCCGAAAGTCGGTCATCAAAAGATCTCCGACTTATTCAACGAAACCCGCGGATCGCTTAATAACAAAATCGATAGCTGGCAACGCGCCGGCTACGATGTTTCCGGTTTTCAAGACTTGATGATTACACCGGCCCAGCAACCGGCAGCGACTGCCCCGGGTGCGTCCGGCGGAGTGTTATCGCTGCCCAGCACGGGTCGACGCATCGTCCGCGATGCGAATGGAACATATCGGTTAGTCCAATAAAAATCTTGACATTAAAAAAGAAAAAGAGTATTCTGTCTCGAATGAAATATACCTTCTTTTTTGCCTTGGGTCTGTTATTGACGGTCGGTTGCAGCCGACCGACACAACCAACAGCCCGTCCCGAACCTCGTCGGTTCTGCGTTACGCTTTACTCGAAAATGGGGACGAAACCCATCAAAACTTGGCACAATTGTTTTCCCGTATACACAGGTGATAAGGGTATGCATTTTTATCAAAATGGAAAATATTTTGAAATCGACAGCGGCAATCGCCGTGATTCCGGGTTATATTGGACTGTTGAGGAAGAATAGTGGCGAACGCTATCACAGATTTTCCCGTAGTAACTCCCACGGCTGAAGAAAAAGCCGCTTACGAATCACAATTCGGTCCGGCCCCCCTTAATCCAATCCGCGATTTGTCAGCTCCCGAGTTGGCGGACCTCGCGTCGGCGGATAAAGAAAATTTTGAGCTGGTGTCCGCGTTTCGCCAGAATAAGGATTTATGGGCTGACCAGAACATCGTCCGCAAGGTCGCCGACGCGCACAACCTGATAAAGCAGCGCGGATTTTCGCTCTCGGATTTACCGACTCCCAAACGTGCCGTGGGTATGGCATGGGATGTGGCCAAGGGATTTGGAAAGCAATTGTGGAATTATGGCAGCGCCTCAGTCGAAACCGCAATGGGTATCGGCGCGGACCTCACCGGGCAAGAGGGTATTGCCCGAGAACTTGAGCAGCAAGCGCAGCGTCGGGTTGCGGAAAACATCGCTGGCAGCGAACAAGCGCTTTTCGGGTTAGCCGAGATGGGAGAACGCGCGATTCAAAAAGGTGCTCGCGAAGTCGGGGTTGCAAAGTCCCTTGAAGCAAAAACTCCGCAAGAGAAAATTTCCGACCTGTGGAAAGCAGTCGGGACGGGTGAAACCCAGGAAGATATCGGCCGGGGTGCCGGAGGATTTTTACAGCCAGTCGGTGGCGAAGTTATCGCAGAATTGGCGGCAGCCGGCAAACCCGTTCGTCCAGAAGAAACCACTGCTCTGGCCGCGGGCGACCCGTTTTCGTTCTACCTTTTTGGAAAAGCACTTGGACCTTTGGGGCGTATTGGGGCAGTCCCAATCCTCAGTCGTGCGGGGGCGCGCGTTGCCGCTGGTGCGGAAAAAGCGGCCGGAGGGATTACGCAAGCGGCCGGCAAGCTTACCGAACTCGGTGGTCAAGCGCTGCAAGTGGCCGGAAAGGCAGCACCCGTTGCATCTGCCGTCGGCGCGGCGATTTCCGGGGAACCGATTTCGGCACTCGCGATTGTGGGCGGCGGCACTGCCGCGGGCCGAACGGCGCAAGTTGTGGGAAAAACTGTTCAGCGCGCGGGGCAAACCGTCCAGGAAATTGGCCGACAAGTTTCTGGAAAACCCATTGTGTCGGCGACGGCGCAAGGAATTAAAGATGTGGCCGGCGCGCTACCGGGCGCGGTGGGAGAAATTGTCTCCGGCACTGCGGCCGACCTCGGTCTGGCTGCTGTGTCATCGGAAACCCCGCAGCAAACGGAAAGTGCCGTCGGCATTGGAACCGTCCTCGGTGCGGCCGGCGGAGCGAAGCGTATCGCCGGTCGCGTGATTTCCGGGCAGTTGATCGCGCCACGAGAATACGGAGTCGCCACTCCGACCGCGTCTTCTGGAAATTTTCCCCGGTTCGACCAAATGCACTCTGCGGCTTACTCTTCGGCACCGCCCGGTGTGCGGGCACGCCTGAATGCGGTGCGCCAGTTCGCCAGTGGGGCGAAGGTGAATACTGACGTGTTCCTAGCACCAGACGCCCCGACATTGGAGCGGGCACTTCTCGACTCCGGCGTCGACGCGGCCACGGCAAAAACCTTTTCGCAGCAAGAAGGATTTTTCACCACCAGTCTGCCCGACAGAGCCGGTAATCCGCGGCGCGTCATCATCGCACGCAACGTCGAGGCGACGCCGCACGAATCGTTTCACGCGTTCCAGGACGTGCTGGGCGAAGCCGCCAATCTTGAATTGGATGCTCTAGTTCGTTCGGAATACGGTCCGCAGTGGGATGCCGAGGGAACCCGTTACGCACAGCGGCTCGTCGGCGATCTCGGTAATCGCGCTTGGGAAGAAGTCATCCTGGACGAGTCCGGCTGGGGGCTCGACGCCGCCAAAGAAAAGATTTTCCGAGAAGTCTATAACATGGTTGAGTCGGAAACCGGTTCTGCGCCGCCGGACGCTCATGTTCGGGACTTGGCAGATCCGGAACTCGTTCGAATTTTTAATGAAGCCCAAAGTCGAAACCCCGCGGCGCGGCCGGAACAATTCTGGCGCGAGATACTGTCACCCGAAGAAGCAAAATCAGAAGCGGATCGCTACATCGCGCGCGAACTCGCGGCCGAGAACTTCGACGCAGCGTTTAAACAACGCGGAGCCGGACTCGGACCAGTGGCCGGAATTCTCCCGAGATTATCGCGAGTCATTGGAAACGTGGTTAGCGTCCTGGGCGGGGAACCCCTTGCCGGACGACGGACCGAGATTGGTCAGATCGAACCGAGGTTTCGTGTTGCAGAGAGGGTTGCCGAGTTAGCACAAGGCGATGCCCAGCCGACTACCCCGAGAGGGGATGTTCAGCCGGCTACGCCTGTGCCACCGCGCGGTAGCTTGCCCAGCAGCCCCGAGGGCCGGCAGCAAGTCGCCGACGAAGCGCGAGCGTTTGCGGAGCAGGCACCGGCGGAACCCGTCATCGGCGGAACGCGGTCCCCGCGCGAACTCCTCGGCCAAATTGCGGAAGCAATAGCACAACAGGCCGGCGTCCGAATCAATTACCTGAGTGCGCCCGGTGAACCCGCGGCGGCAACCACGAGTAACCGCACGGTCCGGCGTGAAATCATCGAAGCTTTTCGAACGATGCCCCAGGCGGCCCGGTCGCTGTGGGAAAAATCGTTTTTTCCAGAGCGGGTTCGAAAAACAAACAAAGGTTTTCAAGTCGAGGGTTGGGCGCCCGAGGTTTTTGCGGCCAATGCACACAAACTCGCGCGCACGTTGTCCGAGCTACCCGGCGGTGAGCGGCTGACACCATATCCACTCGACATCGCGAATAAAACTTTTACCGACGCGGGCTGGCAACAGCTTTTCGCGGACACTCAGAACTTTGTCCGCAATCAGATGGCCGGACAAACGGGCGCCGGTGAGCCCCTCGTGGTTCCACGTGACCTAACAGAGCGTGGATTTTTCGCGCCGCAGTCTACGCCTGCGCGCGCGGTTGATCTGGCGCAGCCCCAGGCGGACACCATCAACATGTTGTTTAACTTACGTTTGCCCGACTCGAACCGGGTCGGACAACGGTTACCGTTAAACATCGCCGGTCAGGAGGTTTCTATCGCCACGGCGGGGGGACCGCAACGGCTGAGCGTGCCAGTAGAGCCTCGGCCACAATTTTCTGGTGAACGGGCACAGGCTCTCGGCATTGAGGGCCGTTCGATTCTCGAAGTGAATCCCGTGCGCTCCGCAATTGAGCAAGCCGCCGCGCAGGCGAAAGTAGCACTTCCGAGTTTCATTGAAGCAATCCAAAAACTCAACCTCGAAAATATCAAAGAGGTTGAACTGGCGCCCGAGTTGCCGCAGTTCAGAGGCAACACCCTCACACTCACGGCTGGATTTCAACCGAGCGCCGACCCGCGTGCGGTTAAAGCGGCGGCAGTAAAAGACAACGAAACGGGTCGAGTATTCGAAGGATCGTGGCACGGCATCGCCACTGATAACATGGCGTATGAGTTAGGAATTTCGCCTGACGCCGCGTTTGGACGAGTGACAGATGGTTTTACCACAAACTCGGGGGAATTTTTAACTCGTGATGAGGCGTTTGACCGTGCCCTAGCTCTCAAGCAGGTGCCGACCGAAATAAAACGAGCCCCCGCTGGAAAAAAAGGATATTTGGAAGCGGATGAATTTGAAGGATTTCGTCAATTTCAACCGGTAGCGGAATCCGCGCGTCGACTAACGGAGATGACGCCGGAGGAGTGGAAAGCCACCATCGGGAATTACAAAGGAAAACTCGGTGCCGGCCTCACCGGCTGGGCGTGGGATCTGGGCGCCAGTGCGAAAACTTTCGAAGATGTTCAGGCGCTCCGCTCTACGTCGGAAGCGTTACGTGAGGCATCGAAGTCTGGCGATTTTTCACAACGCATGGAATTAATCGGCCGAGCGCAGGCCGCGCGTGAGGCATATGAAGCCGCCACCGGGCGAAATTTGGAAGACACCAACGACGGCTCTGCGGTGCCCGGGATTCGAAAATACGTCGATCCGAATTATAACCCGCCGGTGCCACTGTTTCCTGAAAACGTCCAAAAAGTCTTAGCCGCGCATCAAGCTGGTGGCGGTTCAACTTTTAATCTTTCGCAGAACCGGAATTTGTCGGGCGAGCCGTTTTTCGCGGTGTCGACGCACCCAGAGCGGTCGAAGATTATTGACGGACCGCCCACCGCATCAGATATCAACGAATACATTCGAGCAAACCAGGAGTTGTTGGCTCAGCCCGAGAACAGTCTCGGCACGTGGACAAACAAAGGCAAAACCTATCTCGATGTGGTAACGACTGAGCCGAATCGAGAACGGGCTATTCAACTTGGACGCGACAATAATCAAATCGCCATTTTCGACCTCCAGAAGTTTGAAGAAATTCCGACTGGTGGAACCGGTGAAGTTGCCGCACAGTTTCAACCTGCGCCAGAGGATTTCAAACTGCGAAAGCCCGCCGCTGGTGGAATGTTTTCAAAGGCGTGGATACTGCCGGACGGAACCCCGGTGCAACTCGGCGGAAAATGGCACCATGAATGGCTGAATGAAAACGGTGAACAGTATGGGATTAAAACCGGGGCAGACGATCCGAGCGCCCGGACTGAAGCACTCAAAAAGGGCTTTGCGAGGATGAATTACGCCAGGAACGGCGGACAACTAACCGTCGAAGCAAGAGCCGCCGATTGGGCGAAACTCAAACCGTCGATCCAGCAGTTCGTCGAGACGAACATTGATCAGATCGACAATTTGCGAGTTGAACTTTTCAATGATGATGTCAGCGCAGTCGCCGACTCCGGTTCTGCGCGGTTCATGAACATGAATTCCGACATGGAGAAAATGGCGGCGATTCCGTTCCTCGAATCCGCGCCGATAGGTGGCGCAGCCAGCGGCTCTGTTACCGGCATCGCCCAGGCGCGGGCGCGACAATTTCAACCTGGAGAAGAGGAATACATCAAAAATTTCTTTTCCGCACCCACAAAATCAAAAGTCACTCCGGACGGACTTCCCTTTATCGAAGCTGGAAAAGAAAAGTATGATTCGGCTTGGGTTATGCCGGACGGGCGTGCTTACAAAGTAAAATCAGACGCGGACGCATTACTGTATCATGACGATACCGTTGAAAATTTTTTTGACGAGGGAATACTAACCGGTATAGATGAGTTTCAGGATACTACGGGGGCAATGAGGGTCTCGATTACTGATACCTCTTCCGGCATCGACGACTTCGGGGGGCACATAGGCGTCTCAATTTCTAAAAAACCTACTTCCTCCCAGATCGACTATTTAAGATCGCTCCTGCACGAAGATTCAACTCTCTCCATAGCCGTTGACATAACAGACAAAGATGGAAACGTTAAGGCTGCGTCTGTATTTCGTAATCGGGGAAAGATTACGGAAGGTCAAATGTCTCGATTTTTAAAGAATCCGTTTGAAAAAACCCAATTCCAGCCCGGTGCCGAGGAGACTCAACAAGAGTTTGGCGGTATGCCTGCAGGCAGCCGGCCGTTCCTGAGCACGTCGCAACTCGCGTCGATGTCAAGAGCGGAGTTAATGGCCCACTTCCCAGAAGCCATCGTTCCAAAACGAAGCGCAGACTCGATCCCGTCGAAGCTGCGCGAGGCGCCGTTGATTACGGACTCAGACAACCCGGTTCAAACCTATGCGGATAAACTGGCAGAGTTTGGGCGATCTGTCGAAACCACTCCCGAGTATCAAATGGGACGCAAGTGGTATTCAGAGTTTTCCGAGCAGTTGAAAGCACGCTTCGGCGACGACGCCCGAATGTTCGCTGAACTGTTAGCGGCTACCAGTCCGAAAACCTCGGTTGAAACCAATTTCAAATTTGCGCTTGATGCGCTGGAGGGGTTTAAATCCGGACGGTTCAAACAGAACATCAAAAAGTTTGAGCAGGGGTTATCGATGATGGCGAATGATAAATGGCTCGCTTGGTATAACCGGGAACTCAACGCCGGCCGAATCTCTGACCCGCCGGCCAAGCCGACGCCGGCCGCATTCATGGCGCGATGGATCGAAACCCACGACATCAAGCCGCGGCAGAGCAACGGCAAGCTTTTCGGCATCAACTCGATCCCGGTGCTCCAGGTGGCGGCGCGCCGGTGGCTGGAGCAGAACAAGGGGCCGAAGGTGGCAAACTTCGTGGAAAACCTTCTCGGCGAAGGCACGGAAGCGACTATCGACCTGTGGGCGGACCGAACACTGCGCCGGCTGGGGTATTCCGACTTCCAAGAGCGCTGGCGGATTATGCCGGTGAATAAGCAGGGGGTTTCCGACGAGGATTTTGCGTTTGCGCAATCGATTTTTCGAAATGCCGCCGGCCAACTCAACATGAAGCCCAGCGAGCTACAAGCGGCCGTCTGGTTTGCAGAGAAACAAAAATGGGCTTCCGAAGGGTGGTCTCGATTAGATCTAGGGGACTTCCGTGCAGAGCTAAAAAAGACCGAGGCTTTGCAAAAAGAAATACGGAGTCGTGGACAGAAGAAGGTCGAGACTTCCGAGTTTGCGTTTGTCGAGCCGCGTGTCACCCGATGAAAACTTGCATAAAGTGTCGTCAAAGTAAACCCATAACCGAATTCAATCGGCACGTAAAAACCAGAGACGGCTATCGCTCTGACTGTCGGGAGTGCCACCATCTATACGCCGCAAAATGGCGGAAGAAAAATCGTCCACGCATATTAGCGAATCGAAAAGCGAACTATATCACCACGCGTCGAGAAAAAATGCGACAGCAGCTTTACGGGCTGAGACTGGGAGAATATGACGAACGTTTTCGTAATCAGAACGGCTGTTGTGATATTTGTAAACAGCCGAGTGAACGAACCCTACATGTGGATCATGACCACGTAACGGGTAAAGTTCGGGGGCTGTTGTGCGCTGCTTGCAATTTCGGACTTGGGGCTTTTCGTGATTCTGTTCTTGACTTACGCCGCGCAATCGAGTATCTTACTAAGATTTAAAAATATGTCCGAAAAATCAAAGAAACCACCCATCGAAGAACTCGAACCGAGCGCCGAGCTACTCGCAGCCGCGCGTGCTGCCTACGCAGAGCTATTTTCCAGCTTCTGGGAAGAATTGACCGAGCGGCTGTATCCGGCCGGCGACGCCGAGGTAACCCCGTTGCCCCGTCGCGACCGCTCGGACACTGTTTAAGTAGTTATGGCCACAATTCCCGTTGAACCAATTTCTGCCGCCGCCGCTCCCCCCGTAGAGCCGACCGACCCGACGAAAGTCGCAACTTCAAATGAAGGTGCGACTTCAACTTCTTCACTGCCCGATGAACTGCTGCAGATCCCGGCGATGCAGGCGATTTTCTCCGGCAGCCCGGCGGCGTTCTCTGCGTCGCTGAAAGACTTTCAAAAGCGACCCGAGGCGAAGCTGATATCCGAGAACAAGGACGGGCTCGTCCGGGCCGGCATGGGGCTGTATCGGTCCCTGGGCGGTGACCTGGGCGTTATTTTCAATCAGCTAAAGCTGAACGGCGAACAGTTGAAGGCCGCAGACCAAGCCGGCAAACTGCTGGAAGTCGCACCGCCGTTCGATGTGGTTAACCAGCAAGTCGCCGGCTCTGGTGAAGGTAACCCGGTGCTGAGTGCACAACCGCCTACCGGTGCCGCCGGGAATACGCCTGCGGCCGCGAATCAAATGAAGTCTGCGGTGAGGAGTCCGGCGCCGATGCCGGCGTCGAGTCAGAAATCGTTGACGAACGCGAGGCTCAAGAATTTGGGTCCGTCGAAACCGACGGGTCAGGGGCAGTTGCTGCAGAGCATTCTGAAGAGTCCGATTTAAGGTTTCTCTCCGCCACTTCCGCCTTCAAAGCGTCGTTAGCACTCACAAACTGAGGCCAATAAACAGTCCCTTCCTCGGGTCGCGGAGTAAAAACAGGTTCATGAGTTTTCCAATAGTCCGGATCTCCCGCAGTCCCACCTGAAAACTGTTTCGGGAAGTCCTCTTTCGGCTCTCGGTCAATCTCAACCCACTTCCTCGGACCCACTTTTTTCATGTATGGCGACGTAGGCGGCGCCTTTCGTATTCGCCTGCGAAGCCAGAGCCACAGCCAGAATCGTTTCCAGGAATCGCGGATGCTTGGAACAGACGCGTGCGCCCACTCGTGATTCTGCTCGATCTCGTTCCGCATGGCGTCCAGAGATCCGGCCGCAAGGCCGAACCGAGTAGACCGCGCCTGCGCACGGAACCGTCGACGGAGATACCAGTAGATTAATTTTTTCATTTGCACTCGAATGCGGTTGGCAATTTGTATCCGTGCTCGGTGGCGTCCCCCAGGTCGAGCCTCAGGTCGTAGCACGCAGAGCGGCCATACTTCGGGTGCATGAGGAACAGCCGTTGCAACGGGTGACTAGAGTTGAACGCTTCCGAAAGTGCAAAGCCGTCGATGCCGACGAACGACCCGTTGACGATGACTTCCCCTTTGCTGTGCGGAAGCGTAATCGGCCGATGAAGATGCCCGTAACAATAGTAGGCCGGCGTATCCTTGCCCGCCCTCGTGAAAAGTTGCGTTATGGTGCTGACGTTTCGCCCGATTGCGTGATTCGGAACGCCGAGCATCTTGTCGCCGCCGCGGAGGTTATCGCCATGGCCACAAAAGAACGGGAACCCCTGGACAGAGAAACACGAGAACGGCTGCCAGTCAAAGTGGAACTTGATATTCGGCACATCTCGCAGCAGGGCTTCGATGTATAGGTAGAGAAAAAAATCGAGGTTCGAGTTGCGGTTTTTCGTCGGCATCTTTTTCTGATTCTGCCAGCGGGGATGATTGCCGACCGTTCCATAAATCCGAAGCGGCGCCAGCCGACTCAGGTTCCGAAAGAATTGGGCAATCGCATGCCCGCCGGAATAAAACTGACTCAGTAGAGTGTTCACTTGACCACACTCCGCGGAGTGTTCCAGCGCACCGTCGATTTGGTCGCCGAGCATCGGTATCACGATCTCCGGCACGGCTGTCGTCGTATGGTCTTGTAAAATGGACGCTATCGAGTTTTCCAACCGGTATAGCCGACGAAGAAACAATTCGAAATTATACTCACCCAGCCCAAGCGTCTGCTCCGGTTTCACGACGGCGCCAATGTGCGTATCGGAGAACAGCATCACGGCGGACTGCGGACTGCCATGAGATTGAGGTTTCCGCAGTGCAATCTGTGACGGTGATGCTGTATAACTTTTGGGGGCAAGGTCTCGCGCGTGCGCGCAGAGCATTTCGACGGCGGTCTTCGACTTGCTGGCGGCAGCTAAGTCGCGCTCAATCGACTTCGCCTTCGACTTCCAATATTCGAGTTGGGCGTTGAGTTCAGATTCGGTGGGGACCGTTATTTCCATCCGGTCCACCGTCCGGTTGACGGCCGTCGTCGTTCGACCCATCTTCTGGGCGATTTCCTTGTGGGGGACTCCCTGGGCTTTCAGTTTTCGTAATTGTGCCAGTTCCCGTGTCGTCCAATTTGTTGGTTTTATCTTGCTCATTTTTAAATTCTTTGTAAAGAGGTGGCGTTTTGCCCGCGACCCGGGCGTCGTATACCGCGTTAATCCAGTTAACCAAATGTCCGGGAACTTGTCCAGTAAAAACATCATCAAATGCGCGCAAGGCTTCTTGCGGCGTTTCGCCGATCCCGCAAATTGCATTGTCGATGTCGTTGATGTCCCCGAGGACGGCGCACCAGACCCCATTGATTTGAATCAGCCGCGGATGATATCTGGAGTGCGGTCGGAGCGCTTCCTCTGCCAGCATGGTTTGTGCACGAAGAAGATTAGTGTTCTGGGCATACATCTGGCTAAGCTGTTTTTCCATCGCCTGCTGTGCTTCGAAGGTCCAGCGAGTATCCTCAGCGAGAATATTGTCCAGCCGCTGACACGCTTTCGCGAGAGTCTGCTCCATCGCGAGTCTTGCGCCGCCGTCGATCTCCGGGCTTTGCTCCTTGCCGAGTTCGGTCTCTGGCTGTCGAAGACAGCCGACAATAGACTGCGCCACATTCAGCAGTAACGACACCTGCGCGGCGTTGACCGCTTCTCGGTTCGGCATGAGGATGGCTTGTTGAATTCGTTTCATCGTCGTGAGAGGTTGTGCTTGGCCCAGCGGTGTATCCAGACCGCGTCCACGCAATTATCGTCGATTGGTTTCAACTGTTCCACGGACTGACGAAAAAAAAGCTTAGGGTTAGTTTTCC